GGGCCAACTTGAGCGGGGCCGACTTGAGCGGGGCCCACCTGTACAGGGCCAACTTGAGCGGGGCCAACTTGAGCGGGGCCGACTTGAGCAGGGCCGACCTGTACAGGGCCAACTTGAGCGGGGCCAACTTGAGCGGGGCCGACCTGTACAGGGCCAACTTGAGCAGGGCCAACTTGAGCGAGGCCGACAAATTCCGTCTCGGCAAGGTGCTGGACGAGCCGCTCACGGGCTACAAGAAAACAAAGGAAGGCGTGGTCATTACGGCAGAGATTCCGGCAGGTGCAATCGTGTTCTGCATCAACGGCAGCAAGTGCCGGACGAACCGTGCAAAGATTACCGATATGGACGGAAACGAAGTCCTGCACTCGCAGTACGACAATAGTTTCGAATATAACCTCGGGCAGGAAATCAACATCAAGGACTTCAACCTGATGTATAACGTGGAGTGCGCGAACGGTTTCCACTTCTTCAGGACGAGAAAGGAAGCAGAGAACTACTAGGAGGCCGACAAATGAGCGAACTGAAAGTATATCACCACGAATTAAGACATAATGAGTATGAAGAATTTTACCTCAAGTACGAAGCCGACAAGGTGATTGCGGAGAAGGATGCAGTCATTGCAAAACTCAAGGCGAAACTTGAAGGAGCAAAGAATGAGACGAATTTTTGGTGCAATAATTTGAAAGTGTTTGCTCAAAAGAAAGATGCTGAGATTGCAGAACTGAAAGCAGACTACAAGGAATCCTGCGACCGCTTGCAGACTGCAAACCTCATCAAGGACGAGCAAATTGCAGCGACACGTCACTCCAAACACAAGCGGTGCCTGGCGATGGCGATGTGGTGTTGCGATGCTTGCGATAAGTGGATGATGAGGAAAGCGAAAGCCATTGGACTTGGTAAGGATGGTGTTAAAGAATATCATCAAGCGAGAAGGAAATTATTTCATTATATGAGATGGCAAACGCGTTGGCTAAAGATTGCCGAGAAATTCAAGGAGGGTGTCTAATGCCGTGGATAAAAGCAACGCCTAAAATGAGAGGAACGTTTGAGTTCTCGATGGACGATATTTCAAGGGGAAAGGTTTACAAAACGGCGGAGGAATGTATGGATTCTTTCAGCAGGTTTGAGAAGGACGCCTCCTTCGGGCCGTTGATGACTTGCAGACCGATCTTTTTCCCGTTGAACGACGAAGAATTGGATGCCTTCAAGGCAGCGTTTGCCGCAGGCAAAAACAGTGCGGAGGACGACAAAAAAAACGCCAAGATGAACGAGCTTGCCGGGACTCTGGTAGACTTCTTGAAAACGCTTAAAATGGCAGTAGACAAGGAGGCGAAGTGATGTACGCAGTAATCAAGAATTTTATGAACGGCGACAAGAAGGTTGTCTACAAGACAGCAGACCTCTTGCAGGCCAGAGATTATGCAGAATCGTTGAACGAAGACTTTGACGACCCGGACGGGGCGCACTACACGGTCGGAATGATAAAGGAGAACGGATGATGGCTATTAAGACGCTCACGCTTACAATCGCCGAACCGTGGTTCTCGATGATTCGGGACGGAAAGAAAAGGGAAGAGTACCGGGAAATCAAGGATCACTACTTACACCAGTTCTACAACTACGCCGTGATGCACAAGTTCTTCGGCGTACCTCCGCAGCCATACCACTTCGACCGTCCCCAGGTTTTCCACACAAGGCAGTTCCAGAAGAACTTTGACCTGCTCGTACTTCGCAACGGCTACCGTGCGGACAGCCCGAAGATAACTCTCAAGAACCCTAAAATCCGCGTCGGCACTGGTCGCCCAGAATGGGGCGCTGAACATGGAAAGCTGTATTTTGTGATTAGCTGGGACAAGGAGATGGAAAAATGAATACGCTTGCGTTACTGACAAATGAGCTCAACAAGAAAGACTGCCCGAAGTTTATCATCTTGAACGAGCTTATGATATTGAACACAAATAACATAAACTCGATATTGTTTGATACGAAAAGGAATTACAAAGAAACCAAAGACGACCCGTTTATAGAAATCTTATTTGGAGAAGAAATAGAAAAATTTTACGGGTTGCGAGTTTCGCAAATCCTGGAAGCTATTAAACAAGGTAAGGAAAAAGAATGAGCAACGATTGTAAAGTAAAAACACGATATTTCTGGATGATCCATAAGGAACTGGAAAAGGCCATAGAAAAGCACCCTGATTTTGTGTCCTCTATCATTGACCCGTCGTCGTGCGTGAGCTGGGCAGAATCCGAAGCGCGAATCAAGCTACGCAACAGCCGAGGGCCCCAATGTGCCGATAACATACTGATGGAAGAAGTCGCCGAGGCGTTTGCGGCATACCAGCAGGGCGACAAGGAACACGCCTTGCAGGAGCTGGCGCAATGCGGTGCAGTGATATTGCGTATTATGAAAAAGATAGACATAAATGCAAAGACTTGATTCACTCTATATTCGTGGGTTCAGGGCCGGAATCCTGGCGGTGCTTGATTTTGTCGATAATATCGACAAAAGTAAAAATAAGTCCGCCAAGGTTGTGAATAAGAACACGGTGCAACTGGTGAAACTTTTGCACGAAAATGCCGTGGAACTTGCAGATGGCGAACGCCCGGAACTTTGGATAACACCGGATGGAAAACTATTTTTCAAAAATTGGAAAAAGGCTCAAAATGAAATTTAGATACCCAAAAGATAAAGAGTTCGAAATGGCCGGACGCCTCTACTATTTCGAACACACCCACTTTTACAATGTAAGCCCCATGCACCGTGAGCTTATCAACGATTCAAACAAATAGCAAGACAATGACCCTTAAATTTAGCCCGTTTTCGGGCATTTTTTTTGTTTATAAAAATTTTACATAATTTTATAAAAAATATCTTGACAAGTTATAAAGAATTATGTATATTATAGACATAAACAAAACGAGGTTAATAAAATGAAAAATGAAACTAGGAAATCTCTTGCAAACCAGCTCTTCGACCTTTACGCAAAAAGGAACAACTGGAAAATCGAAGAGGGCCATAATAAAAAAAATTGGGTAAAATGGCTCCTTGAAGGTCGTTTTAGCATCGGCTACAAAAGTTTCGACGAGCTTAAAGAATGGCGAGATAGAATGGTTGCCGAAATGGCGTAACTCGTAAAAAAAGAGGTTTTAAAATGGAAAAACAAATTTTAAAGGCATTAGAACTCAAACTGCAATTCCAGCACGGAATCTATGAAGATGGGGCCGGTCACTTTGTCATCGACCTTTCCGACTTCAATAAGCTCGGCACGATATGTTTTATCGGTTGCGTCTATGCGAACCAGAACCAGGAAAACAGAACAACGGATTTAGTCTGGAATGTCAAGACCGTAAAAGAACTTAAGGCGGTCTACGATATGTGGAAAAAAGTTGTTATCGTCAATTACTGAAAAGGAGCAAAAGCTAATGGGTTATACAACGTTAAGGCCGACCAGCATCACGCCGAAGGCGCATGAGCTGGCAAAGACAGAAGCAAAGCGGCGCGAAAATATGGGCATCCCGTCCAGCATTACCGCCGTAATTTCCGAGGCCGTGATTGACAAGTACGGCGAAGGCAACATCAAGAAAGGAGCGAAAAAATGAAAAAGGACAAACTTTTCCTCGCGACGATAAACGGCGAACTGGTGGGCGTAATGACGATGGCAGACGCCATCAAGTATGCCTGGAACATGGATCACGCCACGCTTTCGCTTGAACCTGAACCGGAACAGAAACCCGCAAAAACAAAAACCGAGGACTAGCACCATGGCTGACGAAAAAACCACAACTTACAAGTCGCGCAAGTCCCATTCCGAATTTTCCGTGAAGGGAACGCCGACAAGGGCCTATCTTGCCGTGAGTGGCGATGCCGCCACGAATCCGAAGGTCTTGAAACAGATTGGCGATGTGCGTAAAGGCTCTTATGACTTCGCCACCGTTGACTGGATGGCCCGCCAGCTCAAAGAAACCTACTAGAGAATTTCATAAGCAAAAAAAAGACTTTTCACAGGAGACTTTTTAAAATGAGCGAAAACAACGAACTCAAAACCGTTGAATCTATCAAGATCGAAGAAGATTATTCCGTCACCGTCACCAACAAGGAAAATCTCTTGTCCTTTTTCAAGGATGGCGCAAACCTTGACGGCCTTTACAATGTCGTGGAAACAAAGGCCCGCGCACTTGTTGCCGATGTGACTACAAAGGAAGGCGTTTCCCAGATCAAGAGCACCGCCCGACAGATTGCGAGCATCAAGAAGCGCGTTGACGACCTGGGCAAGGACGTAGTTGCCGAACTCAAGGACTTGCCGAAGCAGATCGACGCGAACCGCAAGAAGTGGCGCGAAGATATGGAAGCCCTGCAAGAAGAAATCCGTAAGCCCGTGACCGAAATCGAGAACCGACAGAAGGAAATCGAGGAAATCAAGGCCACCCACGGCAAGCTGGCTCTGTCCGGCTCCGAAGAAATCAAGGCCGCTATCGAATCTCTTGACAAAATCGAAATTACTGGCGATAAATGGAAGGAAAGCCTCGAAGACGCCACCGCCGCCGTGACAGCCGAAAAGGGCGCCCTCGAAGTCATGCTTAACGCCGCTCTCAAGAAGGAGGCCGAAGCCCGCGAGCTTGAAGAGCTGCGCAAAAAGCAGGAAGAAGCCGAGCGCATCATCCGCAAACAGAAAATCAGGGAAGAAGCCGAACGCAAGGCACGCGAAGAAGCCGAAGCCAGAGCAGCCGCCGAGAAGGCTCGCCTGGAGCGCGAAAAGGCAGAGGCCGAACGCAAGGCCGCCGAAGCTGAAAAGGCACGCAGGGAAGCCGAGGAACGCGAAGCCGAAGCACGCAAGAACCAGGCAACCGCAAGCGTCGATTTTCCCGTGTTCCAGTGGGCAGCCGCCACGGCCAACAACGGCGCACAAACCGCGACGCCCGGGAAAAGGCCGTCCAGGTGGACCGACGAACAGAAGAAAGTCAACAGCGCAATTCTCGCACGGTTTGCCGAAATCATCCGCACAAGTCTGCCGAAGCACATCGCGGGCCATTCCGACCAGGGCTATGAACTCGCCGCAAACGAGGCCGCAAAGGAAATCATCAAGGCGATCGCGTGCGGAAAAATCGAAAACATCAACGTGAGGTACTAGCAACATGACACAGAAAAGAATCGAAGAAGAACGCGAATTTGCGGCACAGTGCATGCTCGAAAAGTTCGACGAAATGCTTGATGCCGGAGAAATCACTCAACAGCGCCACGACGAGCTCGTGGCAAAGGTAAAGGGGGTATAACCATGGAATTTATCGAAATCAAGCGCAACGAGTCCGAAAAGGCCGCATGGCTGGAAAAGCGCAAGCACTACATCACCGGCACCGACGCAGGCAAGCTCATCGGCGTGTCCCCGTGGGGCGGCAAGTTCTCCGTATGGCTCGACAAGACGGGCCGCGCTGCGCCCGTTGTCGAAACGCCCGCCATGAAGGCCGGCAAGAAGTTCGAATCGGCTATCCTGCAAATGTACGCCGAGGAAATGAACTGCAAGCTGGAGCACGTAGACGGCTACAACCTCATTACTTGCGACAAGTACCTGCGCCTCGGGGCGTCCCTTGACGGCTGGAACCACGATTTACAAATTCCGGTCGATGCAAAGAACATCAAGTGGAAAAACGAGAAGTGGGGCGACGCATGGACGGACCAGTTCCCGGAATACTACAAGGCACAGCTCCAGGTTCAAATGATGGTGACGGGCGCCACGTTCGCACATCTCGCCGTGATGTTCTCCGGCCAGGACTTCTTCATCTATTCCATGGAATACGACGAAGACATGGCGCAGAAGATTCTCGACGCATCCGACGAATTTTGGCCTTTTGTCGAGCGCGACAAGATGCCGGAAGCCGACGGCTCCGACGAGGCCACGGAATACATCAAGAGCGAGTTCGCAAGGGGTGACGCCGCCGCCGTCAAGGAGCCGACAGAAGAAATCCTCGAAGCCTTGAAGGGCTTGCAGAAGGCAAAGCTCGACGAGAAGGATGCACAGAACCGCAAGACGGAATTCGAGAACCGCATCAAGCTGTTCATGGGCGACGCGACCGCGATCAAGGGCGTGTGTACCTGGAACAACAACAAGGACAGCGTGAAGACGGACTGGGAGCAGGTGGCAAGCGTGGCCCTCGCTTCAATGAGCGCCGAAGACCAGAAAAAACTGATAGCCTCGTACACGAAGACTAAACCCGGTGCGCGTGTTCTCCGAATCACGGCAAAAGGTTACTAAAAAGTAAGAAATAAATAATTTTTGGAACGACTACAAAATTGTATATTGTATGCACAATTCGAACGAATAAACACCAAAAGAGGTACACAAAAATGGAAAACAACAACAATTACAATGTTCCGGCAGAATTTAGCCCGCAGGGCAACGGCGACTTGACCGCCGGGGCGGTCGCCATGTCCTCCGCTAAAACCGCTGCAATCGCGATGGCTGCAAAGCAGAAGGCTATCGTAGAATCCAAGTACAAGATGGCCCTTGCACGCCCACGCGACCTTGACCTTGTGCGCCAGAAAATGCTCAAGGATGCGAGCCGCCCCAGCTTCGCGAACGTCGCAATCTATCACAAGCCAGTGGGCAACGGCATCGAAGGCCCGTCCATCCGTTTCGTGGAATCGGCAATCAGAAACATGACTAACATCGACGTCACGGCAACGACTATATCCGAAGACGACGAACGCCGCGTGATTAGCGTGTGTGCCGAAGACCTGGAATCGAACACATCCTATTCCCACGAAGTGACCGTAACGAAGACCGTTGAACGCCGAAAGCTCCCGCAGGGCGAAAAGCCCATCCGCGTGCGTGCTAACAGCAACGGACAGCCCATCTACATACTGCACGCCACCGACGACGAAATCCTGAACAAGCAGAACGCCCTTATTTCAAAGGCCGTCCGCACGCTCGGCCTCCGTCTTATTCCTGGCGATCTCGTAGACGAGGCCCTCTTGGAAATCAAGAAGACCATGGCACAGCAAGACCGACAGGATCCGGACGCGGCAAAGCACCGCATCATCGGCGCTTTCGCACAGCTCGGCGTGAGCGTTGAGGCCCTGAAGGAATTTGTGGGCCACGAGCTTTCGGCATTGACGCCGAACGAAATCCAGTTGCTCCGCACCACATATACATCCATCAAGGATGGCGAAACAAGCTGGAAGGCCGTCATGGACGATAAGGCCGAAAAGGATGCCAACGCCAAGGAAAAGGCAAAGCAGAACGCGCAGACTTCTGCAAAGAAGGCCGAACCGAAGAAGGCCGAAACCGTGACCGAAAAGGCCCAGACCCGAAACGACAAGAAATCAACCGCACCTAAGGCACAGCCGACCGTGACGGAGGCCGAAGTCGTGGAAGATTCCGAACCGGCAGACAGCGATATGTTTGCATAGTAGATGAAAAGACCCCTGAAATATCCTACCGCGTCGATAGTAGGCGAAAAGTTCGGCCTACATTCCGAAGAATATAAACGAGTGTACGCACTTGAACAATGGGCGGCGCGGCATGGCTACAAAGGGCATAAGAAGCACATCGTGCCGACAAAGTACGACCGGAGCAAACAGCAATCTTTAATCTTGATGGACTTTTAGCAGGACACCGACCGTGACCGAAAATAAAACTGAAAATAAAACTGAATATTACTATAAAGGCAACAGAATCTTTGTTCCTTATTACATGAAAAATCTTAAAAGCCTTGAAAAGAAGGAAAAATAAATGGCATACTTGAACAGGGCCACGCTTATCGGCAACATCGGGAAAGACCCCGAAATCAAGACTCTCCAGAACGGCAGGAAGTTTGTTTCATTCCCGCTCGCCACAAGCAAGCGTTACCGCGACAACAACGGCGAACAGAAAGAAGAAACCCAATGGCACAACATCGTTATTTGGGGCAAGACCGCCGAGACATTCGAGAATCTCGGAATCGGAAAATGAACGCAGCTCTACATCGAGGGCGAAATCACCAACCGGATCTGGACAGACCAGACAACGGGGCAGAAGCGATACACTACCGAAATCAACGTAAGCTCGTTCCAGATTCTTTCGTCAAGGAATACGCAGGGAACATCCGGCAACGGCGCAAGCAACGGTGGCGCATACGGAGCAAACCAGCAGACGCAACCGCAACCGAGCTTCGCATCTAGTGAAGAAGATGATATTCCCTTTTAATGGAGGACACAATGATTACACACCCTGCTAAATATACTGATAAATTTATACCGATTTTTGCTGATATATTAAAAGATTGTAAAGTAGTTTTAGACCCTTTTGCAGGTACTGGTAAAATATCAAAGATAAAGAACTTTGGTTTTAAAGGAAAGATTATCTGTAACGAAATAGAAAAAGATTTTGCGGATATAGAAAAAAACGACTTACAGATATTTGGTTCATCTGTTGATGAATGGCATATCGGCGATGCAGAAAATTTAAACTATTTAAAAGACAGTAGTGTTGATGGTATCTGCACATCTCCTACTTACGGAAATAGAATGGCTGATAATTTTAACGCAAAAAATGGAAGCCGCTACATAACTTACACGCATTGCATAGGCCATAAATTACAAGATGGAAATACTGGTAAAATGCAATTTGGCGAACAGTACGAAACAAAGCACGAAAGGATATATAAAGAACTTTTTAGAGTGTTAAAAAATAACGGAATTTTCGTGTGCAATGTTTCAAATTTCATAAAAAACGGAAATGAAGTTAATGTTGTAGGATTTCACAGAAAAGCTTTAGAAAAAACAGGATTGTCTTTTATTGAAGAACGAAAAATTGAGACCCCTAGAATGGGATTTGGTGCAAATAGAGAAAAAAGAGTAAAATACGAAAGCATTTTGATTTTTAAGAAGAACTTGTAACAAGAACACGACCTTCCCTTTTTAAGTCACGGCTCGTCAATTTATGATTCGGTCTATGGTCAGAACTTGACGCAGTTGCCAGCCTTCGCCTAAAAGGTGTGACGAATTAGGCACAACGCCATCATAGCTCAACGGTAGAGCAGCAAAAGCGAGTCTATGCTACTCGGATGCACAACGCATCGTGCGGGTTCGAGCCCCGCTGATGGCACTAGCCCTTGAAGGCAAAATTTTGAAGCGAGGACGCAGACATGAATAACCCATCAAAAGTTCATCGAGCTGAAAACATGTGGATAATGTTCGCACCGTACCGCCACGCCATCAAGGAGGACTGCCCCGCGAAGGTGAAGCTCGCCCTGATGGTGAACAAATGGATGAACCCGTGGCACGCTATGCAGGACCTGGAAAAGGTAATACCGGCCAAAAGGCTCGCGAAACTGAAAGAGAATTTAAAAGGATAATCTACAACGAGGTAAAACAAAATGAACGAAAAAAATCATATCTATGACGATTGCATCGGGAATCCGCCATTTGCCGGTGCCATTAAGATTCTCGACGAGAACTACTTGACGGAGCCACAGCGCAAGCACTTCGAAGAAAAGAAGACCCAGATCGAAGCTGTCAAGACGGCAACCGAAACCGAAGAAACGCTTAAGAAAATAGCACTCGCAAATTTGACCTATGCAAGGGAATTGCAAGGTAAATGCAACAGGCTTGAAGAAGAATGTAAGCGCAAAATCGAAAATATCAACGAAAGCAATAACGCCCGTGCTAAAAAATACGACGATAATTGCCGAAAGCTAGGAAAAGCCATGGGCGTGATGGTAGCCTGCTACCAGGCTATCGACCGTAACTTCGGTGACAAGATTCGCGAGCACATCGAGAAGAACAACCGCACCCAGAAGGAAGGACAGATGAGAGCCCTCATGGAGCAGATGCAGAGGCTCACGAAGTAGAATTTACTTAAAAGCCCTCCGGGCCGCATTTTACCACAACACAACGGTATAATGAACCCATATCTATTGACCGCCCGGAGGGCGAACTTTTGAAAATCGCGTTGCCCATAACAGGACTTTGGGGACGCGATGGCGCGGCGAGTCGGTTCGTAGAGATTCTCCATTTTTGCTTACCGCCCACGCCACTAGGCGGCATAAAAATAGCTGGATAAGCTGATGCCAACGAAGACGGGTAAAACGCCGCGCCTCCACCCGCAGGGCCATAACTGCGGGTAAGGATTTATTCTTTTAAAGGACTAAAAACAATGGCTAACTGGGAATCGCTCATAGGCGCGAAAATCGAAGCCCACCGCGATACACACACCGTCTGCAAGATAGAGGACGCAGGAAAGCGCAACTCAAGACGCACACAGCTCAAATGGAAGCACGAACACCGCGCCGAGGAAAACGAACGCAGGCGCAAGTGGGAAGCGAAAAACCCGGACAAGGTGAAGACATACCGCGAAAGAGTAAAGCCCGCCATCAAGAAATGGGCACAGGAACATCCCGAACGGAAACGCGAACTAAATCGTAAGAGTGATGCCAAACGCCGTAACAGCCCGAAACGCAAAGCCTGGGAAGCCGCCTACAGGAAGACCGATGAATACAAGGAACGCAGGAGCGAATTCGACCGAAAGCGCAACCAGACGCCGGAACGCAAAGCTTGGGAACGGGAACGCTGCAAGAGGCGCAGGGAAGCGGCGAAGGCGGCAAAGACGAAGGAGTTTGAATAGATGCCAAAACAGACCGCACAGCAGCTCGCACGGCAGAAGCTGGCAGCAACCGACCTCGCAAAATTCGCACCGCCGTCCAAAAGGAAGAATGCCGAGCCGGAGCCGCCGTACACGAAGCCAGCCGTGAAGATGATCGCAGCCGAGCGCAAGGCGAAGCAGAAGGCATACGCCCACTCCTACTACCTCGCCCACAAGGATGAGAAAAAGAAGCGCGATACGGAGTACCGCCAAAAGAACCCCGAAATCTACCGCAGCAACAGTCTGCAATGGTACTACGAGCACAAGGATCATTGCAATGCGAGAAACAAGGAATGGCGGGAATCCCACAAGGAGCAGAAATTGCAAGCCCACCGCAAGTGGATAGCCAACCACCCCGGCTACTACACCAAGGAAGCCAAACTCAAACGAAAGGAGAAACGAGAGAATGGAAAAGGAATTTAGCGCGGCACTACACCCGACACAGTACGGCAGCCACATCAAGGACGGACGCCACAGGGCAACGCACATCAACACCGAAGTCCTGAAGCTGATGGATGCAGGAATGAGCAAAAGCTCCGCCTACCGCCATGCGGCGGCAACGAAGCTCAAGAAAAAAGAACCGGATTTCAACTACGAACGAAACACACCGAAAGGAAAATGGGTATGAAGTGCGATGAACTGAAAGATTACGATTACGACCCCGATTTCCCATTCCAAAGCAGAGGAAGATTCTACGATGCTGACGAAGTGGAAAATGCCATTGATGAACTCAAGGCAGCACACCACAAGGAACGCCACGAGTATATCGAAATGGTGGCACAGCTTAAGGCCAAACTTGCCGAGCAGGAAGCCGACATCATGAACAAGAAAAAGATAAACGCCTTTGACTGCATTTGCGTAACCGATGTAAGAATAATCCCGATTAAACAAATTGAGGGACTGACACACACCAAGGCACTCGCAGAAATCGTTTTCAACGACCAGCTATTGATCCGCGGCATCCGAGTAGTGGAAGGCGAGAATGGACTTTACATATCGTACCCGTTCCCGTTTCATCCTACAACGGGCGAAGACGGACAACCAAGAAGTTTCGTTTTCCCGATTACAAATGTGTTGTGCGACCATGTGGAAGCGGTGGTGCTGGAAAAATACCAGGACACCGTCAATAACGAAAAAGTAACAAATAAATAAGTTGCGCTTCATGGAATAATTTTCTATAATAAATCACGGCTCGTTAGGACTTTGTCGGGAAAATCGTTTTTTTTTCATTTGACGAACCTCGCCCGCACAAACCATGGTTCGAAGCCATGGGAGCCACGAAAAAAAAACGCCGATGGGTGCATGAATCAACAGACCACAACACAACCAAAAACTTTCTTCGTCGGTCTGTCCGTAAACATACTGCGACCGCACCCGGAGGCAAACCTTTAACAAAACGGCGATGCACCGAACGGCGCAAAGCCAGTGCGGGGCAACTTCATTCCTACTTCTTCTAAATTCAAATAAGTTACACGACCCCCGCGTGAAGGGCGGCTGAAAGCGGTTCTATATTCCCCTTCTCCCTCTTTTAGCCGTCCAAAATTTTTTACAAACAACAGAGGCAAACCAAATGAATAATGTTTTTGAAAAATACGACATGCACCTTTATCGTGATTCATTCCAGAATTACAAGGTCTACCAAATCCCAAAAGCTCAACTTATTATTGCGGACGTGCCGTACAATCTCGGAACGAACGCATATGGAAGCAATCCATCCTGGTATGTCGGCGGCGACAACAAGAACGGCGAAAGCGAACTTGCGGGCAAAAAGTTTTTCAACTCCGAAAACGAATTCAGGCCCGCCGAATTTATGCACTTTTGTTCAAAGATGCTTGTCAAGGAGCCGAAGGAAACAGGCAAGGCTCCATGTATGCTCTTATTTTGTTCCTTTGAACAACAATTCCAATTTATCGAACTCGGGAAAAAATACGGACTGCCTAATTACATCAATCTTGTTTTTCGCAAGAACTTCTCCGCGCAAGTATTGAAGGCTAATATGCGAATAGTTGGTAATTGTGAATATGGCCTTTTGTTTTATCGTGATAAGCTACCGAAATTTAACAACTTCGGGAAAATGGTGATGAACTGCATCGACTGGGAACGCGATACCGATACGCCTAAAGTTCACCCGACACAGAAACCTGTTAAATTGTTAAAACAGCTTATCGCACTCTTTACCGACGAAGGGGACGTGGTGATTGACCCGTGCTGCGGTTCCGGATCTACATTGCTTGCGGCGCAGGATTTACTCCGCAAATCTTACGGTTTTGAAGTTGACCGTAATTTTTTCAACGACAGCAAAGACAAATTACTGAATAGCTGGCAACCCGATATGTTCCAAATGTTGAAATACGAAGGCAAGAACACCTAGCGATGGCAAACAATTTCAAGCATAAGGACATATCGCAAATATTCGATATGGTACGAGACCGCGACCATTATACCGTGATTCGAGATTTTTTCGAACTATCCGCAATTTCTATCCGTAATAATTTCGACCACGGCAACGAATACGCAAACCTAGAAAAAAGGTACACGGAAATAGCGCAAGGCTACAAAAAAGAATACCTGGAAGGATTCTCCATGGCTCTAGGGATGCTCGGAAAGAAAATCCAGGACGCGGTAAACGGCAACGCTCCTTTTGCAGACTGGGCTGGCGAGCTCTACATGGACTCCGGCACCAGCAACGGCAAGGCGGGCCAGTTCTTCACGCCCTATTCCGTGTCGCAATGTATGGCGCTGATCAATTTTCCCAAGGACGATGTAAGGGCTAAACTCGGAAGCGACGCGAACCGCGTATTGACGATTTACGAGCCGACTTGCGGAGCGGGCGGCCTTATCGTCGCGGCCATTGACGCATTGAACGAAGCCGGGGTGAACTATTCCTGGAACGCATTTGTAGATTGCGGGGACATCGACCCGCGATGCGTTCACATGACCTATGTCACGCTCTCCCTGCTCGGCGTTCCCGCCGTCGTGAGGCTTGGCGATGCGCTCGCGATGGAATACAGACAGGCCTGGTTTACTCCGGCCTACCTGATGGCGTGGCCTCATTTCAAGAAACAAATCGGGCGCGGGAAATACCCGAACAGCGCGACCGTCCCGAAGTCGAGCGAGCCGCAGGAAAATGCTCCAGAACCGCCAAAGCAAGAAACACGGGAGCCAGTTCCGGCGATTGCCGAAACCGTGCCTACCATGGACACTAACGGGCAGTACAGCCTTTTCTAGGAGTTCCCTGATATGAATCTTGGTTTACCGTACAAGGGCAGCAAGAACACTATTGCAGAAGACATTGTAAACCGAATCCCTCGCGGTGAAAAAATTTTGGACGCTTGCTGTGGCGGTGGCGCATTTTTGATGGCGGCGGCCATGAGCCTACGATGGGAGAAGGTGGTCGGCAACGACCTGAACCACGCCACGATTGCCCTGCTTGACGCTGTACTGATTCACAAGGGGCAGATTGAATACGAACACCCGCCCGTCTGCACCCGCGACGATTTCTCAAATAGCCTACAACGCATCGAAAACGGGGACTTCACCATTCAGGACTGCGTGAACAAATATTGCGCCTCGTTCGGCAACGATGGTAAGACGTACCTGTACGGAAAACAGATAGAAGAATATAAGCTCGCTGCGGAGCAGATGCTTACCGCCGACACGCTCGATCAACGGCGAAAGTTTTACCGGAAATTCCACGCGCTGATAAATACCGACGATAGCGACGATAAAGAACGCCTGCAAAAGCTCGAATCCATGCAACGCTTGCAAAGCCTGGAACGGTTGGAACGGTTGGAACGGTTGGAACGGTTGGAACGGTTGGAACGGTTGGAACGGTTGGATATTTTCGATATTGACTACAAGGAATTTGATGTTGTCTATTTTGACATTCCGTACAAGGGAACGAACAAGTATGATTTCGAGTTCGATTACGAAAAATTTTACGACCTTTTCAAGTCGCTTAAAACGGACTTAAAAATCAACGCATTTTTAAGCGAATATGACGCGCCGTTTACGTGCGTTGCCGAATTTGAGAAAACGCAGCTCATGGCGGCGTCAGTAGGCGCCACCAAAAAGACAAGCAAAGAGCGATTATTCTACAACGGGTCGCCAGACGAATATCGCGACCTGATGGGCGCTGATTACGCCCCAAAAGTGGAGCAGACGGCTCTATTTTAGGCCGAATTTGCAGAATTTTTGCAAAAAGTTGGCAAAAAAGCGGAAAAATGGAGTTTTTATGCGAAAAATTCTCACAAAACAATACAAAATGTACGATTTTCTGCATTTTTTTTGTTATGTAAGCAAAAAATAAGAAAAATCTTTGACTTACCTCTTGACAATAGTCAATAAATTATGTATATTATGTATGTAAACAAAAAAAAGAGAGGTAAACAAAATGGAAAATTCAACTGTTAAATTCGAAGCTGGCAAGACCTACTATTACAGGTTCATCGGCGATAGCGATTTGGTCGTAAAGTGCAAGGTCACGAAGCGCACGGAAAAGACCATCACCTTTATCGACCTCGATGAAAACAAGACATACACGAAGAGAATACGCGAATCCTTCGGCGTCGAATGTGTGTCAATCGCCTCCTACTCCATGGCTCCGGTACTTTTTGCCGACAGGCTCGCCGCATAACTTTTAAAACCGCAAAACAATTCACCACAACAAAAAAAACAGGAGAAACCCAAATGGCAATCAAGGAAAGAACCACAATCATGCTCGACCGCGAACTTCTTGCCGAAGCCCAGAACACCGCCGCACGAATCGGCATCCCGCTGGCAGTTGCAGGGAGTACATCTAAATTCCTGCGGTACTTGCTCCAGGACTTCAACGCGAAGAACCCGAAGCACCCAAAGAAGGCTTAATCACGAATAAAAGAGGTATCAAATGAAAATCAAAAAATCCGTACATTTAAGGGTCGTAATCGGCCTTGAAAAGGGTCAAGACAGAATCCGTTGCACCGAAGATGAATTTGAAGAAGCCGCAAAGTTCGGTGTTCGCGACCCGTTCCGCAAGAATCGTTTTGTGGCGGCATTTTCGGTTTACGAAGACACCAAGGCCGGTTTCTTCGCATACTTTAGCGAGGCCTTCAAGATCGCAGCCCGCAAGGTGTGGGGAATCGTACCGAACGAACAGACCGAAAAAACGAAAAACAAGGGAGCCAAAAATGATTAACCAGGAACAGATAGCCGCATACCGTGAAATGGCAAAGAACGCAAGCGAGAACAGCATGGAAGCCCAGATCAGGGCCAACCTTGAATCGACCTGCGACAAGTTCGCGGGAAATGAAGACAAGTTCGACCGTTGCATGGAATTCCTTAAGAAAGTCTGTCTTGAAATGCTAGGCGGAGAGGACGCAGCCGAAGGCGACGAAAACAGGATCTACAGGACACTTTCTGGCGATATTCCCGACGAGGTGTGTTTCCGGATTTGCCGCGATTATTTCAACGATGAAATCTGGAAGGCCGAAGACGAGGAAAACGAACGCAAGAAGGCCGAAGAAGAACGACGCGAAAAGGAAAAGGCCGAAAAGGAAAAGAAGGCCCATGCGAAGTCTGCAAAGACCAAAAAGAAAGCCACGGCAAGACCCACGAATCCGGAGCCCGAACCTGAACCGGAGCCTGAACCTGAAAAGGACGGAACCGAAAAGCCGGTTGCCGCCGTCCAGGAAGAACCGGTGACGGCTGAATCGCTCGTCAAGAAGGTTGCGGAAAGGAACCGCCTGATTATCGAGGCCAACAACAAGAGACTCGGAATCGGTCTCGCTGAAACCATCGACCTTTTCGGCACGGGAAAATAGAAGCCATGATTAAGGCCGGTTATTACGAAGATGTAATCACTGTCGAGGACGGGTTGCTTTTCCGTACAGTGATTGCCCATTGGGCCGCGACAAGACGCCGTGACGGCGGGTGCCATGCGGTTTACAGGATCGACGAGAACGGGAAAGAATATTGCCGCTCTCTCATGTACAATATTTATTGCGGCTATTACATCGACGAAGACGACTTGAAAGATCGCAAGTGGTACGATGTGTATTCAAGTCCAGACCATTTCAAGTATGGACATTACGAACAGTTACGCAGTTTTGACGAGACGGACGCGGAACGCATTTGCAGAGTACACCCCGACTTCAAATATGTGGTACAGAAGGCCGGAGAAATGCCGGTGGCAAAGATGTTCAACATTCTGATAGCCTGGAAAAAGAACCACAACGTAGAACTTCTTGTAGGCGCCAACCTCGACTATCTAGCCCTGAACAAGTCCTTTGCGAAGCTGACGAAACCGAAACAAAAGGCCGTGCTGAATTTCATCCGGGAAAATTCCGAAGCGCTCGTGAACAAGTGGAGCCTCGCCAAGATAAATTTTGTCATGAACAAGAAAGGGACGCCCGAAGACTTCGACGCATGGCAGAAATTCAGGCCACTTTCAAAAGTGGTCGATTACAGGTGGTTCAAGAAATACGGGACGGATCGCGACAAGTACATTCTTTATTGTGATTACACGCAAATGGCTAAATATTGCGGTCACGACATGAAAGAGGACTACTGGAAGTACCCCAAGAGCATAAATAAGGCCCACGACAAGGTAATGAAGCAGTACAGGCTCGTTATCGAGGCGGAGGCCATAGCCGCCAAGAAAGCCAGGGCTAGAGAGGCCAAGGCGAAAGAACGCAATTTCAAGAAGTTCGCCGGCGAATTTTGCAAAATGGTCTCGACGGCTTGCGGGCTGGTGGCCTACATTCCCCAGACCTTCGGAAAGGTATCGGATCACGCGAAAGCCCTGCATCAATGTCTCACGTATGCCGATTACACGGGCAAGATGGCTAAACGAGATTGTCTGCTCGTATTCATCGCCGATGCTGACGGACATTCAGTAGCCACGGCTGAAATCGCGCCTAACGGCAATGTCGTTCAGTTCTACGCCGACGAAGACCGCGAAGAAGACGAGGACATGAAGCCGACGGCAGAGGCGCAGACGGTTCTTGAAAAGTGGCTAAAAGACTTTGGCAAGGATGCCGTAAAGGCCATGAAGAAGGTAGCCTGATTTATGAAAAGGTTTAGATTCAAGATGAACGAAAAGGTTTTCCCGACGGTACTAATCTGTCTCAACTTGTGCGCCATGGTGCCTTATGTGACGCACGGCAATTTGAAAATGAGTGTCTATTGGTTCGCAGCCGCGCTGCTGAACTTCGCTTTGACATGGCTTTAACCACAACCTATAAGGAGTAATCAAGATGAAACTCAGCATTGACGACGTAAAACAAATTGTAAACAAAGTAACGCGGGGGGGGGGGGGGAGTGGGAGCAATTACACGCCCCTGGAAATCGAACTTGCAAAGATGGTAGTAAAATACCGGCAGACGATCGGCAGGTTAGCAGCCGAAAAGGCAAGGATGTTCGACAACCTTTACAAGGTCTACAACGCAGTCCACAGCACCGAATTTTCCGCCGACCTGATGCACAAACACGCCGCCGTCTTGGCAGGCAACAGCAAGGCGCATTTCAAGCAGGCCGTAAAACTCGACGGCGAACTAAAGGAATTTATCGACAATGGCACCAGCGAAAATAAAGACGGCTGAGGAACTCGCAAGGCTTGACCGCATCTTTGCGGAGGTGGAAGCGGCGGAGCGCGGCGAGACCCTGGAACCGGCTGAAACGCGAACGCAGGAGCAGATAGACGAGGACAACAGACGCGCCAAAATTGACCGCCTCTCCAGCCTCGAACGGAAGGAGTTTCTCGGCAACGTGAAGAGCATCGCCGGAAATGACGGATTCAAAACGAAGTGGGAGCGGATTCTATCGCAGTTTATCCTTAACCAGCTTGCGCCGATGAATGATGAAATCAATGTCTTGAGGAACTTCGCAAATGCGGTCGACAACCGATTGCAGAAGGCCGAAAAAGCGGCCAAGGAACAGGACAACCATCATTACTACAAGATTTTCGCAGAAGGCGTCAAAACGCTTCTGGAATCAATCTAAAAGGAAAAACGATGCAGACAATCGAAGAATACAAGGAATACACCAAGCAGCTCGAAGGCGAGGTGGGAAAGTGGCACAACGCCTACGATGCCCTGATGATCGAGCGAAACCAAATGGCGAAAACGCTATGCGAAAACAAGAAGATTATCGAAACGATGGCCACTGAACTCGACGAGCTCCGCAAGCACGAAGTAGAGTGGGATCTGTCAAAGACCCGCATCAAGGAACTTGAGGCTCAACAAAGGAGAATGAACAAATGAGCGATTGCGAACGTGAACCAATGGTTGCAACAGAATGGAGCCGACTTTCGGGCCAGCCGTACAGACTGACCGAGGAACAACGGAGAAGGATGCGAAACGGAAAGTCCATCTACCAGCGCGATAAGGTCGTGGAAAAATACGATGTCCGAAAAGGTAAATGGGTGTAAGAACATGAACCAGAAAGAACTTACAGAAAAGGGGGCGAATATGCCTAGAAAGGAAATCGACAAACACACGTTCAAGATTTGCGAGGCCGTCAAACTTGGGCTCGACAAGTTTTTCATCGAAGAAAACAAGCCGATAAAGATAACGAAGGCGCACACGGACTTCGCAAAAAGGATCATTCCGACCTTGCCGCGTGGCTGGATGCAGCAAAAGCACTCCTGGGACGCCTGCAAGAGATAAGCCTACCGAAATAGCGCGAACGGCGTAAGTTTCATGTAAGAAACAAATAAGTTGCAAACCGTGCGAATTTATCTAGTTTTAACCAAAAGAGAGATAAATACGAAATGAAATTCTTTAAGACTTGCTTGCAATTGATTTACATATTGCTTGGATCCGCATCCATGGTGGTCGCGCCGTTCGCATTTTTCTTTTACCTTCTTGAACTCGGCGCATTCCGTTCAATCATTTACGCGTGGCTGGTGTGCGCTTTCTTAAGTGCGCTGGTGATATTGCCGACAGGCACAACGAAAGTTCGCAAAGACAGAAAGAGAAGGCGCAACGTGCTCCGAATCAAGAAGTTTTTTGGTTCAATTTTTTCTGCAATAAATAGGGGCGTTCGCAAGGTTTTCGATGAAATCTTTAGCGAAGAATATATTGAGGACTAGAGTAAATGACAAAACGCGATAAAATAATTCAAGCGGCGGTAAATATCGAAGGCTCCGCCGTATTGTTGCCTGAACGATGGAACGACGCCCTGATCGGGTACACTATCAATGAAGATACAAACACCGTTATTGGCGTTTACGATTATAACAGAGCAGTGCAACTTCCGCCGGGAATTGACATTGACGATTGTCTAGCCCTTGAAGACGCCCTGCTTAACGATTTACGGGCCATTGAAAATTTTGCAGGCAAGGAATTTAAGCCGATTCTGATTAATAGTTTTTAGGGACTTCTTATGAACATCATCCTATCAATCCACCCGAAGTGGGCGAAACTGATTTACGAAGGCAAGAAGATCGTAGAGTGGAGAAAAACAACTCCATACAGATTGAGGCCAAACGACAACATATATCTATACGAAACGTCCCCTGTAAAAAAGGTGACAGGTCGCATTAAGATGTATGCTCATGCAAGATTAAATATTGAAGATGTTATGACGCGCGAAGATGGGTATGGAATGAACTATATCGATTGGGGGTGCGTTACTACTGAAGATTTGCTTGCTTACGAGGGTAAAAGTAAAGCTCTTATCGCTTGGTGTATCGGAATGGCCAAAAAGTTTAACGAAAGTCTCGACATTGACGCACTAGGCTTGAAACGCCCACCGCAGAGCTGGTGCTACACAGAGGTGAATGTAAAAGAATGAAAAAATTTAGAGGATTTCAATTTACTTGCATTGACGAACTCAATGTCGATAGTCCTAATCATCGAAAACTAATAAAAAGATCCGTATTAAGAGGCAAACGACTTGACGAAGATTGCAAGCGGGCAAACACCACGACAGAAGCCGATTTGTGCGTGTGCTACGGACTGCAAGACAACGCCGAGAACCTTTTGGAAAAGTGCAAAAATTGCAAGGCGCTGGTGTGGAATTGTGAACAAAAGATTGTTCAACGATTGAATGAAGCAAAGTCTGATGAACTGAAACTCACCGACAAACCCATAACAAAAAAGGAAAATAAATGATTATCAAAGCAACCTAGAAGCCCGTAACAATCGAAGCCGTCAAGTGGAACGGGGAAAACTCCGAAGAAATCAAGGCTTTCGTCGGTTCTTCTTACATCGGTGGAGAAAAAGGAGACGACAAGAAACTTGTAATTTCTACGCTTGAAGGCGATATGCTGGCAAGCATTGGCGATTACATAATCAAGGGCGTAAAGGGTGAATTTTACCCCTGCAAGCCCGATATTTTTGAAAACACCTATAACATCGTGGATGAAAGCGGTCCGATAGTCAAGGTTCTCGCCGAAGTGCGATATTACGAAGATTCCATCGTCAACGGAGAAAACGATATTTCCTGGGACGAACAGGAAAAAGGCGTAAAGCCTCGTATGCCATGCGTAGTTAAACGCGAAGGCGAAAACATCAAGCCCGAAGATTCCTGGGACTGGAGCCTAGAAATTGACGTCGAACATGGCGTAATTCTCAACTGGCCCAAGGGTAACACGGCCCATGTGCATTACAAGGTTTGCGACGGTTGCCACGCCGATTATTTCCTGAACGGAAAGAAAATTTGTGACAATGAAAAAGACGGTTATGTTCCCGACTTTCTTTGCCCTGCCGATAGCGGTTATGGCGACTACATGATTATGGACATCAACGAAGAAGGCCAGATTGCAGACTGGAACAAGATTGACTTCGACGATTGGGTTTTGGCAATGAAAGAAGATTAACCATTCAACAGAAGGAAAAGAAAATGATCGACGATATTTTTTATCACTACGGCCCTATTGAAAGGGCGCAAACGCTGAAACACAAAAAGCGTTACCAGCAAAAGCAAATCAACAAACGCCTTGTAAGCAACGGATTCCGCCCTAAATACAAGGTATAACGGACAACAACAACTAAACAATGGAGGCATAGCCATGGCTTGCGGTACAAAGAAGACCGGCGGCAAGAAACCGCCGAAGAAGTAAAAAATAATAGCCTCGTAGCCTAACGGTTAGGCAGCACGGCGGTGAATGGAAGCACCGCGAGCGTGTCCCGTCCCACTTCCATAAAGGGGCGGCTAGACATCGGTTCGAATCCGGTCGAGGCTCTAAAGATTTTGCGTCTGTGTGGATAGTTAAATGGCTAGTTGCAAATGGTCAAATAATGAAAAGTGGTCTCCACAAAAAATGGCTAACTTATTGCAATAGGTTAGTGCTGGCAATGTTGGTAATAGATTCCGAAGCTCGTAGTAGGAAGTTCCCTGCAAAGCCTACCTGTTCGATTCAGGCGGACGCGCTAAAGATACAATTTACACACGATGCAGAATGGCGGAAAACCTCAAAAATGGCGCCAAATTTGAGGTGGGTAGACGCAGGAGTTTAAAGGGCTCCCGCCCGCGTTTAGAATCGGGCTTGCTGGTTCGAATCCAGCTTCTGCAATAACGATTTAATGAGAATCTACGAATCCACGGAGGACGATTTTTAAATGGCCGTAAATAAAGACATGTTTCACGCACAAACCACACCTAGCAACCAGCTTTTCAATACCGCCTGCAAAGTTTTTGACGGCGTTTCTGAACTTAAAGAACGAATCGCGGAACTTGAAAAAGAAAACGAATCTCTTAAATATTCCATCGCAACGCTTGAAACCGATATTGCCATGGCTGAATCATGGCGAACAAGCACCCCGCCCGTCGGCGTTGATTTATTGCTTGAAACTGGCGAAGGATTCTGGAGGGTTAGATTAAACGACCAGGAAAAAGTCGATTTCCTTGTCAACGAGGGCAAGATTAAACGATGGATCCCGTTTCCCAAAACAATAGGATAGGCAAGTGATAGTTTGCTGGTGGTGCCGAATGCCGAAGATTGCAAGCGCATGAATGAAGAAATCGACCGGATCAACAACAAACTAGAGGAAAAGAAACAAAATGAAACCGAGATTGAATAAGAGAACGAGAAAGAAGAGATATAAAAAGCGTTTCCCGTATAGCTATGACTTCAAACATCACAAAAACGGCTACAAGGAAAGACTGCACAAATGCCCCATTTGCGGCAGTTCGAGGCGTGCCGGTTATTATCTATGCTGTTCGAAATGCTACTGGGTTTTCGAATGGCAGGACAAGGTTCGAGGTCTCATAGACCAGGCTAGCGACATGATGCGCGAGTATGATGCCAATTTGAGTGTTTGCTTTTACACTCCATACATCGCGAACATTGACTGCGAAATTACCGCATACTGCGACCCTCACGAAGTCACCGAAACGCACCGCAACGGCGAACGGTTGACCGGGGAATTTAAGGTTGAATATAAGGCCAGAAATTTTAGAACCGGGAAGAACTTGTCTCTTGTTGACTTGCGAAACGCAACAGACCCGAAAAAGATGTTGCTCGATACCGCGATTGAACTTTTCCGTAACAACAAGAAATACGTGGAAGATTACATCGACCGAAACGGGAAGATGGTTACAATTTGCGGAGTCCCTGTTCCGGCGGTAGGTGGCTCATGGGGCGAACCGAGAAGAAAGAATCATGTTATATTCAAGAGGCTATAAATGGAAAATGATAATTGTGTATTCAAAGAGGAACCGTCCTTTTCTCCCGAAAATGAACTTGAAAATTTGCTTAAGGCTTACAAAGACGCCCGCGAAGTTTTCTGTATTGACCCGCAAGCGCAAAAGGATAATGAACATAGCCGGATAATAACCGAAACAAACCTTTATTCCTTTAACGTGGGCTTTCTTATGGGCATGAGGTGGAAAAAGTGAACGACGAGCTTTTTAAGCAATTCTTAAAAGATCTGGACGAGGCCCCCGATTATGTCAAGGAAAACACGATGTGTTATTTCTGGCATAATACTTCGGCTTGCACAAAATGTCCTAAAAAGGATTGCAAGGCCAGGGAGCCGAGAAAGATTGAACCAAACAAGCCCCATAAACTAATCGACGATTTTAACAAGATGAAATCATGTCCTTATCATGACGACTGGCACTATTGCTGTCGATGCAATTTTGAATACATTTGTAAATGGAGCAATAAAAAAAACGAAGTAGCACTAAAAAAATACATAAAAGAAAATTGGGGTAAATAAATGGTATTTGAAAATAGAAAAGTTCCCTGCCTTGGTTGCAAGGAAGATGTAAATCGTTCGGACGCCGAGTTTTGCCTATTGGACAACGGGTTGTATTGCTATTTCTGCAAAGACTGCATCCAAAAGATACAAAAAGAAAACTCCCCGCAAAAGAATCCTCCTAGAGAGAAAAAAGAAACTGACATCACCGAAATTTCTAAATTCGAGTGGAAAGAAAAGACCTGCGAAGATATTATTGAAGATATGAGAAAAATGCTTTTTTGATTTTCCATTCCATAAAAACCGAAAGCCCCCGATGATTACTCACCGAGGGCCTTTTTGTAGCCTCCCCGACTACGTTATTCTTTTTCCATTGTGTTCTAATACCGTTCGACTATCGCAAGACTGCGAACGTTGCGGCATAGCATTGTCACCATCTTTTCCGCGTCCTTGCTTTCGTCTATACGTTCCCTTACATCGTCGCGCTTCATTCCGACCAACACGCACGCGGCAGAGTCCTTGTATGTGTTTCCGGCGTGGATCCTGACGCCACGCCTTGACGGCATCTTGTCCGAGAACAGAAGCGGGAGCTCGCGCCCGAACTTCGGAGACTTGGAATTTTCGATTGAATAGAGACCGGCGGGAATGGCTTTGGCTGTGTTTTCGAGCGTGTAGCATATAAAGGCCCCATTGAGATAGAGAGAGCCCAGAATGGCCGTTTCCGTTCGATTGTAGCGCACCAATGTAAACATGACTCTATCCTATGTTTTCCCACTTTGCGGAAACATACCGGCGCACGTTGTAGCCGTCGTTTCCCCAATGGTTCTTTCCACCGGCAAAGATTTCTATTCCCTTGTCAGCGCAACCCGCCACAAAACGTGACATGCCCCAGCAACGCCAAACGCCGCGCAAAATATCGTCCACTTCCTCGCGGCTCAATTTCACGGGTTCGTGTTCGCCCTCGACAATGCCCTTAAGGATGTAAAGTACATCGTGGGCCGTAGGTGCCGCGTTGTAATCATCGTCACCTTTACGCCATTGAGGAACAAGGAGAGATACGGGCCAGAACGTAGATGCGCCGTCCGTCATGAAATGCGGGTAAATCTCGATTACCAGCTTTGCGAGTTCCTTTTTTCCGTCCGTGAATGTGCGGGTGAGCCATATATCTATTATCGCCTTGCCGCAAAATTCGAAGGGCCGCTTTTCGGTAGTGACAAACGGTGTCACCGTGTAGGATTCTACAGTGCACTTTGTTCTCATAGCTCCAGCCTCGAGTCCCGTGCCACTTTTGGGCTCCCGGAAATAATTAGTCCTTTGTTGTTCAAGGCACCGATAATTTCACGAAGCAGTCCGTTTGTTTCCTTGACTTCGCTTTCCAACCGGACAAAGTGAGTGTTGCCTTCGTTCAGTCTTTCGCGAGTTTCTCGGTTTTCGTGCTGGAGCAATTTGACTTCCGACTTCAAAGCTTCTATTTCTCGGTCTCGGTCTTTCTTGGATTGTTCCCGTGCGACTTCGATTTCCGAAGAACGGCGGTCGGCTTGCTTCGCCTTGAGAACCGAAGCGATGGCGGTTCCCATCGACCCGACAAACCCGGCGAGTGCGGCAATGTCAATTCCGGTTATGTCCATTTTTCAACTCCTTTACGGCGTGGTAGCCTTCAGAATGTTGTTCACGTACTTGCTCGGGTAGATTGTAGCCTGGATGTTCAACGAAAAACTTGACGGGTCCGTTGCGTGATACGGCGAAAATGTAGTGCCGGTAGAGAGATACAATGTGACACGCTTTGTAGGCTTTGCCGAAGTAACGTTGAATTCATACGGCTTCAAGCCAAATACGGCATTATATACCGGCGTAAGCGAGTTGTTGTCCTCTTGGAAATAAGACGGGCTCATAGCCTCCAATACTTTGCTAATGTCCTCGCCTTCATAATACTGCTCCGTTTTTCCTCGGAGACCGTACTGATATATTGTACCGCCGGCGCCTTCTGTTGCCGCGTCAGAAGACCCCCACACGTGGAACACCACGTCCGAAAGCACGTCTACATCAAGGTGGCATACTTCCGTGTATTGAATTGATGATGTAGCCTTAAGTGCCCCGGAATATTCCAGGATGTTGGTCTTGACTACGGAGTTGTAGACGCCTACAAACTTGAACAAGTCCGAACCAAACAATGCTCCTAACTCCATGGACTTGTTCTTTTGCCCGATAGGATTTCCGGGCTGTGTAAGGACAAGTATATCCTGGGATTTGAGGTCTGATGCTTCCACCCTGGGCAGCATAGACCCTGTAATGGGTGCATCGGGTATTTGTCTATCGTAAGGCATAGGGGAGTTCTCCGTTTTAAGTTATCCGTAAAAGTTTATTCTGTCTGCAACATAGATAGAGTTTGGTCAACTGATGTCTTTTAGCTTACGATAAACAGTTTTAGCAATCATCATTCCACCGGCATCATTCGGGTGCAGTCCGTCAGTGAAAAATTTAGTTCTGTTTGAGTTTTGCAGAGGAGCTAACCCACTTTCAGAGTATGTGTCAATAACTTCTACTCCATAAAACTCCGCAACCTTTCGGATGGCGGTAACATAATCTTCTAATATACCACCTCCATATGAGTTAGCTACGAGTCCGGAGCTAGTAACAGAGTACTCAAGCTTAGCTGGATACTCAGTTTCATGAATAGTAGCGCCTTGAAATTGAGCGTGACATGGCGTCATCCACAATATAGGGATATTTATAGTCCCATTACGATACTTGTTAGTAAGTTCATTCATCATTGTGTGACAAGCTCCATAAAATTTAGATGTGTCAGAAACACCGTCAGAGAATTGTCCCAAAGTAACACCTAGCTGCCAGTCATTCACGCCTCCAAATACAAGAACATAATCAACATCTGTAGGCATACTTGAAATTCTGTTGATAAACGAGTTTTGCATTGAACTAATCGTTGTGCCACTTATACCAAAGGAATTATCCACTACGCATCCACTCACTTCAGCCAGCGCAGAAGTGAACCTACCTTGGGCAGTTATACTATCGCCAAGAACTACAATCTTTTTTCCTGCCAATTTTTTGTAATTGTTTAAGAACTTAAGTGATGTGGTTTGGGAAAGATTAGTTATCTGTCCATAAGTATAAGGGACTGATGGGTAGTATTTACTTGTAACTAAACCAATAGCCGGAATATATGATTCCGACGGCAAATTGAAAGAAGACAACTGAACGGATACAGAATTAGAGCCATCGGAAATTTCATAAGTAGATCCAGTCCTAGATACATTTATAGAATACCGATTCAAAGTCGGAAAACCCGATATTAAGTTAGCATAGTAAAACCCATTCTCATCAAACAATACAAACTGTCCTTTGCTCGACCCTGTTACTCCGATCCCAATAAAACTCCAGCCTGGGGCATTTTGATACGCCAAAATTATATAATTATCAGCGTTAACAAATTTAAATGACAGAGTGTCTTCTGTGAAAACAATGCCACCCCACAATTTACCATTATAAGAATTAGCAACAATGTTACCAAGGCCATCTACAGAAATGTTGTGTGAAAAACACTTCAGCGTCGGACTTAAAATGTTCTTGGACATTTTGTCCTCAATCCATTCTTGCGTAATATAATTAGGAGTCAGGCAACTAAAACTGCCATAATTTAAAATGACTGCATACTCGTGGCCAACATCATAGTAATTAGTCGTCACAATACCAAAGCATCTCAGCCACCAAGAATTAAGACGAACGAAGCCATTTGCTAACAAATTAACATTAATAGAATGTCCTCTATAGTCATAAATTTTTATGGTGTTGTAATTAATTCTAATTATTTCAACATTATTAGTATCAAATGTCGGGAAATCCGAAATTGTAGAACCTACTACATATCCAGTGTCGGTAAAACGGTACCACGTGCCATTGCCAGAGCCACCAATACAAATCGCCAAGCATACAAATCTATGCGAAAGAGCCGTGGCAACAATTATATAATTGGCTTGGTCAAGTAATTTAAACCGAACGAATTTATCTGCCGATAAAATAGAACCACCCCATCTGTAATCACTCTTCACTGTCTGTACGAGTTTATACGACGAATCAACAACACAATCATTATTGAATTGCATCGCAATCGGAGAATTGCCTTCAATAGATTTATTGATAAAATTTTTTAGCTTATAATCTTCTCGTCCGAATACATCAATGGCTACAACATCAGCGGAAGCCCATGCACCATAATGACTATTTATGAACATATATGTTCCACCCTCATATTCGACAACTTGTCCTGGGGTATAAACGTTATCGCTCGTCCGAGTCGGGTCAAATGCCAAAGCCACGTTGCCAGCGAGTGCGTTCTGCGCAGTTTTCTTCAGCAAATCGTCCTTGGACATCTTCGCCGTGCCGCTCGGTCCGTCCACGGGTATCACGTCGCCCGTGCGGAAGGCGGTTATGCTTGTCGCCCAATCCTTAATCCTTTTGAATAACATAGACATTTTATGCCCTCCGTTTAATTTGTTTCAAAACTTTCATTTGTTGTTAAAAAGTCAGTCCCGACAACCACGTTGTCCGCATCGTCTACAATTAGATAGCCCTCATCGTCCACCATGGCATACTCAGTATCAGGCCAACGCTGGTCTATCACAATGGGCTGGCCATTATCCTCCAGGACTATGAGCCCCCAGGGCTCCCCGTCCTCGCAAGAGAGGAAGGTGCCTTGGCCAAAATCAACACCGGAAGCCGCAGCTATGGTTATTACTTCGTCTATATCCGGTTCGGGCATTCCCTGGCCGAGAACGAAATAAAGACCCGCGGGCCATACGGGACAAAGAACCATGTCCGAAATGCCGAGCGCAACCTTGAAATAGTTATAGATGGCCTCGTTTGTCGGCAAATCTTCGGTTCCGCTGCCGATGCGGATTCTCATTCTCAACTGTTCGTCGGTCTCGCCTATCTTTCGGGTAATTCCGAAATAGAGTCCGTAGTAGTCGAGCATCGGGCCCACGGCATCGTCGATGTTGAAATTGTCCGAAATTTCACGGAATGCAGTTTCGAGTTCGTCCGAAAATCCAAGGGCTGCGTCGATAACGCCGAGTAGCCTAGTACTCCGCTTGTATTGTTCCGGAACGTACTTTCTCTGTTCCGAAGAATAATCTGTTATCGGCTCGCTCATAAATTACGGTTCTTCTACAACAAAGGAAATTCTATCCTCTTCGAGGACGGCATAGCTAAAGAACGAAACAGGGATATTCGTAAACGCCTCGTAGCTCGCAGAGCTGGGGGCCGTATCGGGAGAGTTCGTCACAGCGACGGCGCACATCGCGACGCCGATTCCCGGAACATCGTAAAGGCCCTGGTTCAGGCGCGTGGATATAATGTCCTTGCCGAGAGTATATTCCTTCTCGGCCCACTCTACAAGGGCCTTCTTTACCACGCCCTGTCCGGGGAATGCCTCCTCTTCATAGAGCATGTAGGTCACCTTCACCCATAGATAGATCGGTGTGGGTCGGCTAAAGCTGATCTGCTGCTCGACTCCGTGGCTGTCGGTAATGTTTACCGAGGTATTGCCGAACGACTGGATGCCCGATGGCTGGTTCTCGTAGATACATCTTGCGATGTCGTTGTCATTTCCGCCAACGACAAGCGAAGTGAACGCCTTGCCAGGGATGCCGTCCGAATCGGTAGCAAAGCCACGGTTGGACTTGACAAGGGCCGAAGAAACGCCTTGAACATCGAGCAGGGCGGCCTCTATTGCCGGGTCTGTCGCGCTGCTACTTCTGACCCTTGCGGCGGCGGCACGGCGGACGCGCAACGATTCGTCGGATTCCAGGTCCTCGCCAGGATCACCGGCCACGTAGTTGTAGACGGAGTTCCATCCGCTTACGCCGACGGCAATGGTGTCAAGCTCGCCAATTTCGCAAGTCTGCAACCCTTCATTGACGGCTGTAAAAGATCCTTTTTTACCGGCAAGAACAATAAAATCGGAAGGCATCGAGCCTGTAATGCCAACGGGCGAATCGTCCATAGAACGAACGACAATTCCTCGTGTCGTAATTTCGGAATAGCCACCGGCATTATGTATGGCGGTGGCCAGGACGGCGATATTGCTTGCGCTTGTCGAGTTGTTCAGCGTCACATCGCCAAACGTGAAGTGGAAAACGTATTCCGTGTTTTTCGCGGAACCGTTATCCACAATAAGTAATTCGTCACAAGAGGCGCGGGAAATTGTCACGGTCTCGTCAAGCGAGAAATTCAGGTTGCCGCGTTGCCGCTTTGCGATGGAGCCAGCCGGGATCGTCGCGCCGTCACCGCTAGTATATAGGACGGCATCGACGGTGCAAGGCAGGGCGGGCTTACGGGAAACGCCATTGAAGGCCACGCGGGAGTCTAGTGCCGCGCCTACGGCCTGGTTCGGGTCAAGGCTGGAATAGATTTCCTGTGCAAGTTCCCAAAGGTCGTTATAGGATAGGGCGAGCTGTGAAATAAGAAGTCCGTTCGGACTATCCACGGCGGTTTCAAAAGCAACGCCGAAAACTTGCTTGAACTTATTTTCAAATTCAAGGCGCAACTCCTGGAGCGTCTTTCGGTTCAAGCCGGTAGATGTTACAAATTCGCCCATTAGATAGTACCCTCTGCAATTTCGCCCGCGGTTCCCTGCACCCTAAAATCCACTGTAAGGCGGCGGTGTCTCACGGAAAAAGTCAATTCGAGCGAAAGTATGGTTGCCACGCCGTCCACGCCCTTGATAACCGATGCGAGCAGGGAGCGCACCCTTCCAAGGTCGGGGTTCTTCTTTAGGATTTCCTCGTAATATGGGACGCCCACGGATCGGTCAAGGAAACATTCGCCCTTGAAAGTCTGGAGTCGGCATTGTATTCTTTGTGCCAGCAGGGCGGACGGGTCAACCAGCACGGCAATATTGCCGGAGCCGTCAAGACCTATGTCCCAAGTTGCCGTGTCGAGCGCAAGTTGCAATTCTAACTCCTTATCTTAAATATAACTTATTTTTAGCTTATTTTTACACTACGTTTTTAAAAAATTGAAAAAGGAACGGGAAACATCACGGCCTACCTCCCCAAGTCTGGCTCTCGCGAAATCTCCCGTTCCAATTCTGCAAAATTTAGGACAATGAACCCGTGCCGGAGCCGGTTGCTATCGTTGAGCCCTGCCCGCTTGACGGTGTAACCTGAACCGCTATGCCGGACGAAACGGTCACCGAAACGGACGCCGTCTTGATGTAGGCGTCTATCTTGTCGGCCAACCTATCCGCTATGTTCTGCAACGCCTTTTCCTTCGCCACGTTGTCCTTGTCGTTCAGCGCGGCGGCTTCTTTCAGGGCAGTTCCGAGGTCTGTCTTGAATTTTGCCAAGTTGAGTGCCATATACTGCTATACCTCCAGCGTTATCGGTGAAGGTGTCGGCTCGCTTGTCGGGCCCTCCGCTGTCGGGTGAACGTGCTTTGAAAGCGATACTCCGGGGCCTGCCGGTTCGGGTCCACAGAACACATCGCCACGGGCTATGATGTCACCCTTCGCGACTACTTGGCCGTCAAAGACGAACTTCTTTGCCGTCCATGTAATCACCCCTTCCTTGTCAACTGTGATTCTCGCCTTGCCCTTCGAAGGCGTCGGAATCAGGCCTGGAATGGCAACGGCGGAATCAAGGTTGAAACGGGACGCCACGGCGGGAATTGCCGGAAAATCTCCGTTTTTCCAAGTAGAAATATCGGACTCCTGGAATAGCAACAAAACGCCGTCGCCCTCGTCAAGCGGGAATTCCAGGTCGAAAAACTTTGAAGCCGGGAACACGACGGGGACTTCCATCAGGCTCGGAATCTCGATTTGAACCCCGTTATCCATGAGCATGCTAACGGCGGGCTTGACCGTAGCCGTGTGCTTTCCCGCATCGTACTTTTCCACCTTTGCCGGAAGCGAAGTGTGGACGGCGTACATCGCGGAGCTTAAAAACAGATCCATCGCGGATTGCATCGACGCCATATATCAAGCCTCCACCAGGTTTAAATCCATCGCGAAAGAGCTATCCTTGCCCGTACCCACCGCCACTTCCATTCGGTCAACCACGAACAGGCCATCCACGCCACGGTTAGGGTCGGCAACGTGAACTAGGCTGTTCGGGCGCAACTTCGGGAAAACCATGGTTCGGGCCGAGTAGGTCTTCTTCATGTTCGTAAAAATCTTGTCAAGCAGCGCGTAAGCGTCGTCGGTATTCTCGGGAGTCAGCTTTATTTCCTTGCCGCCTACGTTGGCACTTTCGCCAATCTTGCTTGCAAGTGAGCTTAAATTCGAGTGCGCCGCGCCCACATAGTCCGTGGTGTCCTGCAAATTCAACAGGCCCGATTCCGGTGTAATGTAGGCTATCGAGTAGGTGGAATCCGAACTGTATCGGAAAACGACCATTTCGGCAAGGTCAACATAGATTCCTATTCCCTTGGTCTTCAAATCCTGTGAAAGTTTCTTCATGGCGCGGGACACGGGGCCGACAAAAGTCCACCCGCCGGGGAACTTCACTTCTTTCGCCATTTCCTTGCCTTGCGGCACCAGGCCCAAGATAGCGCAAATAGAATCTATCACCTTGTCAGCGGTGGAATCCTTCGGGAACGACAAACAGACGGGCGTACAGGTAAACGGGCGAGAAAGCGAACGCAAGGCGATAGAACGGATCACGGTGAGCGTGTCTGTTCCGTCCCTGTACGTCTTCGAGTCGATGATGTTGCCCTGGTACATCAGGCCCGGTTCGGCTCCCTGTTCGTAACCGGCAAAAAGCGCAACATTCGCGCCACGTTGCAGGAACTTCGAAATGGTGTCCTCGTTCGCGTTCCGGATCGTAGCTTCAAGCTCGTTATCGTCAAAGACGCGGGAACGCACACAGCGGGCGTCAATGCGTAACGCCGCCACATCGACCTGCACCCCGTTCGCATTGCGGGCCTGTAAAATTACCTTTCTACCCCAGAGCATTTGCGGCCTCCCATTCCGCCAATTCTTCGGGCGAAATCCAGAACAAGCCCCAGGAATCGCCAAGGGCCGAATATTCCGAAAGCGGCTTGCCTTGTCCATCCGAAAGCGGCAACACGATAATGTCTCCCTTGATGGGGGACAAGGCCTTGTGTTCGCACAATATCGGGAAGCGTTCTACAAGTCGGAACTGGCCCAATTCTCCGGAATCCGAAGAAACGGTCATAAACCACGCAGAGGCGCGGCCATTCCAGAGCAAGCGCAACGTGATAACCATTTGTTCGGGAATAAGTACCTGGAACTTCTGGTCGGCGCTTATTGAAGGGTTGAACGGAATTTCAAGCATTATCTAATCACCCCCAAATATAGCTCATTCATCGTTGACTTGTTAATATTTTTCGCCACCTTCTGCCCAACGTTCACGCCGAGTGCAGATTTCCGGTTGATGTCGCTATCCATGTCCTTCGGCTGCACTTGTGCCGTGACTTCGTGTTCCATCAGCGAGACGGTGAGAATTTGACGGAACGAAACCTTTATTTCGAGGGCGTCGCCTGAATCTCCGTTGCGTTCGGTCGAAATATTGGTAATTGCCACGTTGTCGTAAACTTCAAGCGAAGTAACGATTGTCACGGGTTGCTTTGCGTCCATGACGGCCTTCAAATCTATCCACGCCTGTTTTGCGCGGTTTTCAAGCTGGTAATTTTCGGCCTCCGCCATCAAAGTCTCGGAATCCTGCAATTCTAGCTGCTTGGCGCGTTCTTCGGCAATCTTGACGGAATGGTTCGTGACGAGACCGGTAAGCGAGCCTTCCTGGAGTTCAAGGAAAATGCCGTCCGAAATTGCGCGTCCGTCTTGCATGGGGTTTTCGGTGACTTGCGCCGACTTGGAATGATCCTCGTCAAGAATCAGGTCAAGTTCAACGGAGCCGACCTTGTAGCCGTCTTTAGGATAGAACAAACAAACGTGCTGGGGCAAGGATTGTTCGCCCATGACGGTTTGCGCGATAGCCTTTAATACACTAATCATATAGCCCCGATTGCAAATTCTTTAAGTTTCACGTTGAATGCAGCGTCGAAGGCCTGGCGAGACAAGGACGAAATATCGAACTTTTCTTGCGCCTTCGTGTTAGAGTCAGTCGCCTTCGTCTGCTTTTTCGTCGCGTCAGTAGATTCCTTGATAGTCTTTTCCAAATCGGCAAATTGCTTTTCAAGGTTTAGACCAGAACCTAAATTAGGGTCTTTCACCATGGGCGTCAAGGTGGACTTCCATTCGATGCCATATTCTTCTTGATATACTTGCTTTAACAGGTCAAGCGTCTTTTTACGGTCTTTGACATTTTCGCTTTTCTGCTTCAATTCAGTAGAAGCGGCCCGTCCTTCGGCACCGCCAAGATTGGCTTTCTTTTGGAGATCGTAAAGTTTTTGATTTTCGTTTTCAAGATTCTTTTCAAGTTCACTTAAAACTTGTTCGGGCGTTTTCTTGCCTTCATAAAGATACTTTTGTTTAAAATAGTTTTTGCCCCAGGCTTTTTCCTTTTCCGTTGCTTCATGTTCGGAACGCGCCTTCAGCCAGTTGTAGGCTTCTACAAAACCTTCAATGGCCATCAGTGCAATACCGATAGGGCCTAAAGCCGTTTTCATGGCCATTCCGATAGCCTTGAACGCGGTCACGCCAACGGACTTCAACGAGAATAAAGAACTTTTCAACAAGCCCACGGCGGTTACTTGGTAGCCCATCGCGGCACCAGACGCAAGTGCGGCCCTTTGGATAACGGTTACAAAAGCGTACTTGCCAACGGCGGCAATTTTCATAAACGCATTGAACAGAGTTACCTGCAAATCTCTTGTCGCAAGGGCTATTACAACAACAGAAAGACGGCGTGCCCATGTAATCACTTCGTCAAAAGGAATGTCAAGAATGACATTGGCAAAACCTTTAACGCTGCTTACGATTGGATCCCAGTTGAACGCGATAAGCATATCGACGCCAGCCTTCATCATTGGCAAAAAGGCTTCAGCCATTTTTTGCAACGCCGTTACGAAATTGTCCTTTAGCGTTGAAATTCGACCTTGCAAAGTCTGGCTTTGAGCTTCTAGGTTTCCAAAGAACATCCCGCCTTCGGAGGTTGCCGCCTTGAAAGCCAAAGTCACCATGTCGGCACTAATCGCGCCCTTTTCCATGGCCTTTTTGAGGTCTTTCATGGACATTCCCGTTTTTTGGGAAATTATGGTAAGCGGGTTAAAGCCTTGACCGACCAACTGCAATAGGTCTTGACCCATCAAGCGACCGGCGGACTTTATCTGCCCAAAAACAAGCGCAAGAGAATTTAAACGGTTCTGGTCTGCACCGGCAACATCGCCCAACATCTTCAATGTGGGTACGACGCTATCCGCTTCGAGCCCAAATGCCATCAAGGTCTTCGCGGCGTTTGAAAGTCCCAATTTGTCAAACGGGGTCTTTTCGGCAAACGCGGCAATTTCACCAATAACATTTTTCGCCTTTTCAGCGGAGCCAGTCATGACTGTAAATTGAGCTGTCAAGCCTTCCATGGTCATGGCGGCTTCTATGCCAGTCTTTGCAAGCATGGTAAAGCCCGCGCCGAGAGCGAGACCGCCGACGAATGTCTTGAAACCGGTCAGCGCCTGTTTGGCCTTGTCAATGCCTTTAGGGTCTACCTGAAAGCCCAAGCGGGTGAAAAGTTCCTCAATTACCATCAGCGTCTCCTTTCGTTCGCTTGCCGCATCTGCTCCATTTGCATCGCCTGGTATGCGTCCGCGGCGGCTTCACAATCGCGGCGCATATCGAGAATGGAATTGAAGTACCTAATATCGTCCAAGTCCCATTTCTCGACCTCGCTCAAAGGCTGGCCCATATCCACCACCAGGCGCAATATGGGCCACATGTCTTCTACTTCTCCGGCGAGTGACCCGACAGAGCCAATCCGGGCCCATGTCTGGTCTCGGTGGGTTCGGCTCCTTCGGAGGTAGCGGTTGTTCTCGGCTGGAGACCAAAGCGAGCCGCCAACTTGAAAGGGGCCAATTTGTTGAACTTCCAGCTTTCAAGGACAATCGAATACATGGCTTCGAGTTCGCCCTGGAAAACCGTGTCGATGTCCGTGGAGCTTTGGATTTCTACGGGCGGCATACCGGGCGCGGTAATGGTGCAACCCTTCAAGGAATCGACAATGATGCCCACGGCCTTTTCGTCGGGCAAGTCGGCGAGCATCTCGATGATGCCGTCAATGATGGAATTAAGGTTCACATCTTCGGACAGCTTCGACAGGTCGATGCTCTTGACAAGCGGCAAGACGAGAGTGCCCACCCTCTTTGCGAGGGTGAAGGCCTTTGTAGCCGGAAGCGGACGGAACCGCACGGAGAAGTTTTCAATATCTTTAGTAATCGGGGAGAGCATGGGTTAGTTACCTCCTACGAGGTTGGCACCGATGCCGGTATCGAACACCCATGCGCGAGTGTTCAGGTCGTCGCCGTCTTCCCATTCGGGATCCTTGCGGATCCAGGCTTGCGGGGCGAAGAAAAGAGTCTTGCCGAGCAAGTCCTTGATGGTAAGCGGGAACACGCCGGCGTTCGTCACCTGGTCGGCTGCGAGGGCGGCAGAAAGTTCGGCGTTCACGGTAGCGGTCTGCTGGAGCGTGACGGTCACTTCGAAATCGCCCTGGTTCTTGTTGATTCGTTCCACATCGCCACCGGCGCCCTTGGACTTCACGAAAGCGTCGCCGGAACGGTTGACAGAAACAAAGGTGCCTTCGGCATATCCGCTAATGGGAATGACGCCGAAAGTGATAACGACCATCTTCGGGTCGTAGGTCTTGACGGTTAAATCAGGTGCGGGCATTTTTGGCCTCCTTTAATTACACGGAAATAGTGCCGTTGATGGTGACACGATGGATAGCACCCTGGTAGAGTGCGGTAAATTTGACGTCCGGCAGCTTGCGGGCCAGCTTGTCGGCTTGCGGAATGTCGGCGTAACGCGGGACGGTCACGACGATGGAATCAGCCTGCAAGATACCGGCAGAAGCGGCCTGGTTCAGTACGCCCTTGACAAGTCCTTCGATCATGGCTATGCCCGTGTCGTCATACGGAATCTTGCGGTTGTTGACGAGTGCGGAATAGACGCTTTCGCGGAGGCGGGCTTCGAGCCAGTCCGTACCGATGATGATGTCGATCCATTCGCCGCTTGCAACCTTGCCTTCCTGGGTAATATTCACGCCGCCGATTTCGGAATAGAAGTTGCAGTTTTTGGAAAGGATGTTGGTTTCCTTGGTTGACGTGATGTTATCCGGGGAAACGCCCTTAAGGGTCTTGTATGCCCATGTGGAAGAACCCGGGTCATACGGGAACCCTTCGCCCATCCATGCGGCATCGGGATAGTCCGCGCCCGTGGAAGGTACGGCGTGATAAATGACGGCGGTGCGGTCGCGGCTTGCCTTCTTAAGAAGGGACGCGGCGTCAGTAGAAGATTCCGCATTGTAAATGCTGGAATAGATATTCGTGTCGGCACTCCAAACGATGCAGAATTTCTTTGCGCTTTCAACCCATGCGGCAACGGCGGTAATCTTGGCAGCCGTGTCAACCATGGCGGGATCAACGACGAGGCCATACCAGGAGTTTTCTTCGTCGCAAATTGCGTTCAGGGACGCGGCAACAGAGGCATCGCCGGAATCGGCACGACCCACCACAATGCGGTTCACGGTCGGTTTCTGCGAGAAGATAGTGTTTGCCATCTTGTACACGGCGCCTTCGGTACTCCAGCCATCATCGGCAAGAGCCTTCGGGGAATTGTAAGACCTGGCGCGGGTAAATGTGGACGGGTATCCACTCGGCGTTGATCCAGAGTTGTCGTTTTCGGCGGCAAAAGTGGAAAGGATAAGTGGAACATTAAAGGCGGCAACGGACACCGAGGTCGTCTGCCTTGTAATGTTGATATTCACGATGTCTTTATATGCCATATTAGGCCTCCTCGATTTCTATTGTAAATTCATTGTAAAGTTCTTCGCTCTGCACGATATTCTGCTGCGCATCCACGACAATATCGTCCTCGTCGTCGATGGTACCAAAAGTCTTGACCTGCGAGATTTCCACGCTTTCGATAGTGAGGGTGCTTCCCTCATAGGCGCAAACCCAAGACATTGTAAGCGTCAAGAGCGATTCCTTGCGCCATTGTGCCTGTTGCATGGACGGCATTTCTTGCGGCCCTTCCGCCTTCAATACGGAAAGTCCCGCATCGTTCAAAAGATACTGATATTCCGGGCGGTCGAGCGATTCCAAAAGCTGCATCAAAAAATCGCCGTCGCCTTCGACCTCACGAATTTCGACGGTCCCGCGATAGACGAAAACACGCGGAGACGGCAAGTCGGGCCTGTTGTCGATCATTTTAGACGCGTTGGAGCCCGCGAGGTTCCAGCTCCCGGCGTAATTGATACAGATAAACGTTCCCTTGACGCTCGCCATGTCCTGATGGCTTTTTACGACCTTCACTTTTTTGGGAAGTACGGCTGTGGCCCACCTGTAAAGGGCGTTCCAGAGTTCGGCGGCGGTCTTCGCGTTCGTGAAGGCTTGCGGTGCGTTATTGTTCGGCATCTTCGCCCTCCGTCGTTTCCCCGTCGTTTTCTTCCGGGTCTTCTTCGTCGTCGCCGTCGTTGAACAACGCGGCAATATACTTGTAATGGTTTATCAGGTCGTTTGCAAAGACAAGCTCACGAATAATCTCCCATTTTCGACCGGCCCAAATGACAATATCGCCCGGAGTGTTGGAGCCTTCCACGCTCACGGAAAGCGGCGTATTGGAGTAGACTTTCATCAAGCCTATATCTCGGCGCCCTTCTGGCAGGAATTGCAGTTCCTTACCCGTCAGCGGTTGAACGGAGCCGATGAAGGTTCCGTCCGTCTCGCTAAACTCCCATACCCCGTTTACGAGTTCGGCGGTGCGGTGCTTGTAGCCAATGGTTCGCGGGAAAAGCGTACTCATACCTTCGCCACCTTGAACTTGATAGATTGACGGAGAAGTCCCGTTTTTCCTTCCAACGGGTGAGAGCTTTTCTTGCCTTCCACATAGAACGGCTTGCCTGAAACGTGGTTACGCATCCAGCCGCCGTCAATGGTAATTTGTGCGTTACCCTCGAAAGAACCCTTGGTAAAGATTTCCTTCATGGCGAGTTCGTAGGTGCCACCGAGCTTCTTTATAGCGTCCAAGGCGGTCGTGGATCCGTTGGATATGGCCTTCAATAGCTTTCTACTTAAGCCCATCATGCGCTTTTCGTTGCGCCGTCTCGTCTGCTTCATCCACGGACGGGGCTTAAGATGGTTTACATCGCTACCCTTTTCCAGGATGTAGCCGATAGCGGCAAGACCTATATTAGCGTCTTCATGCTGTTTTGAATCGCTCGGAATGCCGACAAGGGCCACAAGTTTTTTTGCGGCCTTAAGCTCGCGTTCAATCTTGGCCTTGCCCAGATCCCTTGTCTTGAAGCTAACGGACATCATCGCCCCCTGCCGCCACACACGCCAAAGAAGGGCTTGCAACCCTTGCGGAGCGAAATGAGCATGAGGCCCCAGCGGGTCTGCGAAAGTTCCGCATCGCCAAGATTCCCGGCAGAAGCGGAAACGGCCCCGGCACCGTAGGAAACGGACAGGTCGCCCTCGCGCTTGGAAGTAATGGAACCCGTGGAACCGCCCTCGGCGTTGCCGGAGCCAGCCCCAAGAGTTCCAGCACCCAATAGGAAAGCTATGTGGGCAGCCATGAGTGCGACGGCGTGGTTATACTTCACGCCGTAAAACGCGCGGTCGGTGCGCTCCTTCGCCATTTCGATGAATACATCAAGGAACGGATCCTGCAACAAAGCAGGAGCCACGGCCTGTATGTACTGCTCGATTGACAGAGGATTTGCGCTCATGATTCTTTAGCCCTTGTTATTACTTGTTGTCCTCGCGGTCCTTCAGTTCCTTCGCGATGGCGTTCTTGCGGTTCATGCCCTTGGCACGGACGGACTCCTTCGCGGAAGCTTCGACAAACTTGTCAGCCTGGGCCTCGGACTGGATTTCGTTCACTACGGCATCGAGCTTGTCGTTCGGAATGTCGTCGGGCTTGCACGGCTCTTCGATTTCCTTGCCGTCCTTCTTCGTGGTCTTGTAGATGGGAACGACAATTCCGGCCTTGACCTTCGCGTCGAGCGTGGACTTGGCGCCTTCCCAGACCTTGTCGTCGATGACGTTGATGCCGGGCACGAGCATCAGCTTCTGCTTGCCCTCGCCCATTTCGACGACCAACATGTTTGCGTTCTTGTAGTTTACCAGCATAATATTATCTCCTGTTTAGATAATAGCCCGTTGTTAAAAAAAAGGCGTAGGGCCGGGCATGACCCTACACCCAATGAAAAAAGGTCGGCATACTATTTGCGTCTTTTTAGGTACGCTCCCCGTATGCCGGGGGTGTCTCTTCACAGGAGACTTATTACAGACCGTCACAGAACACGACGGACATCGGGTCGTAGACAATCGTACCGCCGGTGGACTGAATACACGGAATGTCGTAAACCATACCCGTCAACTGCGGGGGCATCTGTTCGAATCGCTGCGGGATCTGCACTTCGACCTTCAACGGGTCGCGGGCGTAGGCCACGACGCGGGAGGCACCACCTGCACCAGCCGTGGCGAGGTCGGCAACCCAGTCGATGCGCGTAATCTGCGGGAAGTTCTCGCGGATGAATCCGAGCACCGTCTTGTCGCGGTTGCTGCCATACGGCGTGTTCTGGAGTTTCAGGTAGAGCGAAAGCGGCAGGATAACCGTGTCCGGCTGTTCGATGCCGTTCGTGCTTTCCGGGCCAGCGGACACAAGGCCAGCGAAGTCGGCCACGATTTCGTCGGCGGTCTTGTTGGCCCAGGCCCTAGACGTGTTGCCAGCGTTCATGGCGGCAACGTATTCAGTGATGCCTTCGGCATTCCAGAAACCCGGAAGCTTGGCCTTTGCGTCACCCTTCCAAGCGATGGAGTCCTGCTTTTCGTCGATAGCACGGCGGGCGGCTTCGGCACGCTTGGTGTCGAGAGAAATGCCTGCCTTCTGTGCGCGGCGGATTTCCTTGACGGAGTAGCCGTAGGAAGCGCCGAGGTCCTTGACCGGGCTGGAGTGTTCCGTACCGCCAATGTCTGCGCGCGGGAAGTCGTTTGCATAGTCGGCGATAATTTTTGCCATGCCCACCTTGTCGTAAGAACGCCAAATGATGTGGGTTGCGCCCGGATCCTGTTCAGTGGACACCGGGAGAAGCTGTAAGGCCTTGAGGGCCTTGTGTTCGACATCGTAGGTGCGGCTCTTGACAAGAGCGAGCTGGTTGTCAAAGAACACCTGTTCGTCGGCGTCGAGTCTCATATTCTGTTCAGCCATTTTGAAAATCTCCTTATTAGCCGAGGTCCACAATGACCAGGTCATTTGCAGCTTCAGCGGTGGAACGTGCGAACCAGCCCGGGTTCAGGACAACATCGGAGCCGGAAGTACCGTTGGCAACGGTCAGTGTCTGCGTACCGTCGGTCGTGTTTGCGGTCACTGCGATGTCATTTGCAGCAACACCCTTTCCCTTTGCGGTGAGGGTCACGACAGCGGAGGCTACGCTTGCGACAAACGGGATGTCCAGAGCGTCGATAGCGGTCTTCAAGGCGGCGGCGACCTCAGCGGCGGCGACGGTGCCGGTTGCAGTAGTGACCTGGGCAACCTTGTCTCCGATAACGACGGTCACGACCTTGTTGGCGGCGGAAGTGCCAGCGAGCGTGATGGTAACGGTGCGCTTTGCGCCAGCGGCGGCGGAAGTCTTTGCGACGATCTTGCCGGTGGATGCGTTCACGGACACTTCGGCGTCGGCGGAGACAGCCTCGCCGGCGGTGCCGAAAATCTTGCCGGTGCGGCAAACGTTGACAGCTTCGCCATCTACGTATTCGGGAGTGTCGAGGGCGGTGCGTGCGGCGATACCGAGCAGGGCGCCATCGCCCTTTGCGGTCACCTGTTCGCCATCGCCAGTGCCAAAGCAAAGACCACCGAACGGAACGGCGCCCTTCGCGAGACGGGAATCAATCTGGTGAGTAACTTCGAGGCCAACCAGTTCGCCCGGCAGGCCCTTGTCCATATTACCATAAGCAGCCATGATTAGGCCTCCTTGTTCTTGTTGAAATCGTCCTTCCAGGCGTTGTCCATGCGTTCGTTGTAACGCTTCTGCGCTTCATCGAGGCGGGCCTGGTTGGAAATCGGTTGTTTATTCTGGGGAGGAATATCTGCGGCGTCGCCACGGCTACCGGCTTCTTTCTGCATAGCGATGGTTTCGCAAGCGCAATCGAAGCGGGCGTCAATGTAGGCTTCATCCTTGCCGTCGAGCTTGGCGGACGGGAAAACCTTTTCAATGACTGCCTTCTTGATGTCGGCATCGGCCATGTCGGCCTTTACTTCAACGCCGGCGGCGGTTGCCTTGCCAACGATGTCGAGACGGGCCTTCACGGCGGCGTCAATGCGGGACGGCATGTCGGTTTCGGCCTTGTCGAGGCGTTCCTTGTAGGAGTCGCGTTCGCCTTCGGCGGCGGAAATCTTGGCGTTCAGCTTTTCGGCTTCGGCCTTGGAATCCTTGCGGAGCTGTTCAAGTTCCTTTTCGAGGCCATCGGCGCGATCGACTGCCTTGTGATAGGCGGCAATTACCTGGGGCTCCGCCTGGTAGTCAGCCCCGTCCAAGTGAATCTTATCCATCTTGTCCTCGTTTTGGTTGTTGTTTACTTCATACTTGTTCATGTCGGGGAGGGTAGGCGTTCCGGCGGCGTCCATACGGATAGAGTTGCCGTCACCGGCGCGTGGAACTGGAACCAAGGCAACATGATTGTAACGGATATTGCGCTGGATGCAGTCGTACTTCATGCCCATCCACGTTCCGCTCGTCCATTCAATATCGCATTTATAGCCGCAAGAAAGCGAACGCGCGGTGCCGTTTTCCACGGCGTCGATGCCGTCCTTCTTGGTCGCGGCCAGCGAAACGTAGACGCGGTACGAATCGGTCGTTACATCGGAACCGACGGAGCCGACTTGCAGGGCCTCGATATTTTCTGGCGTAACGGCTTCTTCGGGGTGCAAAAGTGTCAAAGGCTTAAGGCGAAGCGAGGCGAGCGAATCGGCATTGAAAACTTCTTCGGGCAAACGGAGCTCGCGGCGTTCGGAGCCGTCCGGGTTGCGGTAAGAAAAAACACCGATTGAAGTTACTGGCGCACGGGCCACAAGGAACCCCTCGGCGGTCTTTTCGGCGGGCGAGGTGGCGTAATCGATGGCGTCTTCGTACCAGTCGAGGCGGCTTTGGGCCGCTAAAATCTTGTCCTTCTTATCCATCATGACCTAAATATAATAAAAAAATAACAAAATAATAACAAAATTTTTTACAAAAAATCCACAAACAAGGGGACGGCGTCTAAAAACCGTCCCCTACGGTGTCAAAATTCACTGGATTTCGTCTTCCGGATATTCGACTTCTTCGAGCATGTCCGCTAGAGGATCGTCAATAGGGATTTCCCTTACGGCCTCCAGAACATCCTCGTCGGAAATTTCGTCCTTGAACTTGTAGTCTATGCCGTCACGGCTCAAGACGACCGCTTCGACCCAGCGGTTATATACGATAGAATAGCCCTTCAATAGGCAGTAGTCTTCAAGTTCCGTTGATTCAGTCAGCTTTTCGGTAGTCATTTTAGCTGGCCTCCTTTATCAAATCTAATACAAAATCGCGTGAAGTGGGTAGATATTTTTCAAGCAATTCCCTGCCGTTGTCGTTCGGGCTCGACAACATTTCGAGAATTTCGGCAAATGCCTCCACCGACTTGTTCGTTTCGCCGTCCCGTCCTCGCCAATATCGGGAGCCGTGGCCAAGGTTCCCAAAAAAATTCTCCTTGCCTGTTCCGGCCTCGAACATATCCGAGAAGGCGCCGAACACGGAATCTTCGTCCCCGCCCTTCTTCGTTTCCTTGACAAGATTTGTCAGCGTCTTGCTGAACTTGTCGATGGTCGTGAGGCTTCCAGGATTCTCGTAGCGTTCTATTCGGTTCAAAACGTAGTCCGAGACGATGTTGGTTTTCCCGTTTACAAGGGCCTCGAACATTTCGCGGTTTTCGATGGTGCCTAGAATAGCCATGGTTTTCCGGTGCGTCTCGATGTCGTTCACCTTTCCCATGGCGGCCCTTATCCAGTCGTAGCGTTGCGATCCTTCGGCCTTCAAGGATTCGGCAATGGCAACCCTGCTTTCGTTCGGTATCGACTTGACAAGGCCCTTGATGGTGTCGAGCCGTTCGGCCTTTACCGCCGTAACGATTGGGTCTATCAGTTCGTCCCTTACGATTTCGCCAAGGTTCCTGTTGCCGAACTTTGCCGACTTCAAGGAAGACGCGTAAACGGCGCCCTTGCTTCGCCCTATCTTCCGGTCTATGGCGTGGCCCACCTCGTGCACGATGTCGCCGCCCGTGGCACCGGCTTTCTTGATCTTGACTTCAAGGAAAAAAGAACCGAAGGCACTCCTGGACGAGCTTTTGAGTTCACGCACGAAAGACAGAAAAGTGTTCGAGTAGGCAAGCTGCGATTCGCCGTCGAGCCTCTTTATTCGCGAGAAGGCGTCACTCTTTACGCGGTTCGGAATCTTCGAAGATTCGGGGAACTTCGCGGACAATGAGTTTAAAAATTCCTTTTCGCTTGCAAAGATTCCAACGTTCTCTGCGATCGGTTCGGGTTCGGTCGTTGTAGGCGGCTCCACTTCTTCGGGTACGGACGGCAAATCGGAGCCCTCGACGCCTTCGAGTTCGTTCCAGTTCGGGACGGCCACGCAACGGCACATGATAGCCATTCCGGGGTGGAAATACGGGGCGTCACCGGCACGTTTCACCCATTCGCCGTTTTCTAGCCACACGGTCGGATCATCCCAGCGGCAAATCTTGCCCTGCATGACAAAATGAGACGGCAACGCCTTCGGATAGAGGCCGCTTGGGTCGCCCCTGACGCGTTCGTCCTGGGCCGTGTCCCAAACGTAGGTTTCCATTCCCGCATCGGTCATTCGCCCCTGCGTAAGCGAGGAATTGAGCTTTGCGGTCTGGTCTCGCGCAATGATACGGGCGCGGCGGTAGCTTATGCCCGGAAGGTCTGCATTTATCAGGGCCGTGACCTCCTTTGCGCTCTTGCCGACCTTCACGCCGTCGCGGATCCTTCGGGCCACCGTGTCGAGCATGTCCTGCGTGGCCTTCGTGATAAGCGTCACCTGTTCGCGCGACCATTCATCCAGGACATTCTTTAGCCACGGTTCGTCTTCCGCGAAAGCCTCGCCTATGGCGATTTTCTTAAATGCGTTCAGTTCGCGGCGGTTAAATTCGGAAAGCGACTTCGAAACGCTGACGATGGCACCGAGGGCGGGGCCGTTCGTTCCCGGAACTGGCTCCAGGTCTTGCAGGGCGTCCACATGCGGCACCATCATTGGTACGGCTATCTTGGCGTATTCCTTCCACCGCTTCGACATGAAACGGTTAATGGCGGCGGCATATTGCCGTTCAAGCGAAAGCGGGTATTTCCATTTCAGGCCCTTAAGGCGGCGCAACTTGACTTTAGTCATGCCGCCAGCCCGCTTAAGGTCGTTGATAAACTTGCTCGTAGGAATCATCTATATCATTCCCCCGTTAGGTTACGCCCCTGCGCCTTCGCCCTCGTCCTTGTCGAGGTCAATGATGGCCTCGTCTTCCACGCTGGTTTCGAGCGCATAGCCTCCAACAAAGCGGTTCTTTCTCACTTCCTCCTGCGACAGCACGCCGGCGTCCACATAGTTCTTGTCGGTTCGGCTCTGGATTTCGCGGGTCTCGGCATCCGTCTTCTGGTCGCGTTTGGAAAGCGGGTTGAAATTGATCGTGAGCGATTCCTTGGAAGTGTCCACGGTATTTGTCTTCGCGTTCAGTATGCCCATGAGCTTGTAAAGAGGCGGCGCAAGCTGCGCCTGTTGCAAGCCGGCAACGTAGGAATTGAAGTTGTCGTCGTCGCCCTCGCCGGTCGCGTTCATTCCTGCCGCAGAACGACCGAAAAGCAATGTCACGGGTATTCTGTAGGAGCCCGCAACGCTCATCGCCTGACGGTCCCAAATTTCGGGCAAACCGGCAAAGGAGAAATTCTCGCGGGTGCAGTCTTCGCCCTCGCCAAGCATAACGCCATTGATGATGCTTTTCTGTTCGTCTATGGCTTCCATGCGGGTCTCGATGGCCTTGTAGTTGTTTTCGGACACGAGCTGTTCCAGGTTCGACATCTTGTACTTGACAATCGAACATTCCTTTACGAGGTGCGAGATTCCCTGCACCGTAGTGCCGAAGTGGCCCGCGTCTTCAAGGCCCTCGTAGATAGCGGAGAGCCCCCAGAACTTCTCATAGTCGAGCCAACCGGGAAAAGCCGCGTCTACTTTCGTTACGGACTTGAAAACGAGACAGCGTGAGGCGTGCACCGTGAAGAAAGTGCCGGATGCCGTCTGCAAGATGTACCGTTCGTAATTCTCGAAATACAAGGATTCGGGCATCTTTACCGTTTCCATCATCGAGAGCATTACACGGGTGCGCGGGTACACTCGCAGACCGCGGATAGTCCCGCCCTTTGCCGGATCCCATGGCAAATCCCATTCACCGGCACCGGCCACGTCGAGAACGATAATTGCACCGCCGAAAACACGCTCCCACTTCAAGGCCTCTATGAACTTTGCCGGGCCGTCGAGCTTCTGGAACGCCTTGTAAAGTGTACCGTCGTCGCCCTCGACCTCAAAGCCGTTCTGCATCATTTTTTCTGCTACGATGTTGACGGCGTTCTTGACGCGTCCGTCGGTGTAGTACAGGCTTTCAAGCTGTATATCGACAAGGCGCGGGAATCCGGGCACGACGTCGATGTTGTTGGATGTCCCGACAAGAGACTTGTCTTTGTTCATTCCGAGCCCGGCCAAAACGTTTCTCCAGGCGTCGGTGCGGAAAAGGCTGGATAGTTTCACCATTTTTCTTTTCTCCTAGTTTGTCTTTTTTCCTTTGTTCTTATTGATAGAGGCCGGAAACACCGCCGCCACGGTAAAAGGCCTGTCGCAAGAGGGAGGATGCGCTATCGGGAGCGTCTCGCGGGTCTTGGCCCGGTCGGTAGTCGTTGACCTGGTTCAAATAGTTCGGGTCGGTATTCGGATCCCATACGATTCGCTGCCAGTATTTTTTCAGGAACGAAACGATCTTTATATCCTTGTTCATGCTCTCGGCATAGGCGCGGACGATCGGGAATCCGGGAATACGCCGCAGTTCTCCAGCCGCCATGCCCTTGTCGGGGTTCTTTTCGATGTGGAACGTGCGAACGTTGCGGTTCCTGCACTCGCGGGCGAAATCCAGCTTGCAGTCCTCGAAAGTGCCGGTGTATATCTTGCCGTAAGCCTGAATCTTTCCGTCGGGGCGCTCCGCCATGATGGTGAGCGCGTTGGTGCAGGAGCCGTCCCACGCGGCATCCATGTGGCCGTGAACTCGCGTGGGTCGGATAGACCAGTCCCACTCGCCGTAGATAGGCTCGTCGAAAATCTGGCCTTCATCCTTTACGCTCGTATCGAGCATGTAGTTTATGGCGAACAAGGATGCCGTGGTAGTAGACCGTTTTTCTTCGAGCTCCTGCGGGCTCAATATCTTCGTGTCCTGCGGCCTGTACTTGATGGCGTCGGGAATGACGAGGTTTCCCGCGTCGTTCTTCATGGCCCAGGCATCATCGTAGTGCCACGGCGTGCCTACAAACAGGCAATTCTTGCCGGGGTCGATGATGTTAGTCATGATTTCGAGAACGCCCTGCTTCACCATTTCGCGGTGTGCGCGGGAGAGCCTGTCCTTGATCGTGATAATATCGTCACAGAGGATGCGGTCGTAATGTCGGCCCGTCGGCACCTGGTTGATGCCGTAGGCGTCGATGGAGCCTTCCTTCGTGATGGTTCGCTTGAAGTCGTATGTGACCGAGCCGAAGGGAGAGCGGACCTCGCTCGGGGCCTTGCCGTGAAGGTAAGCGAAGAGCGACTGGATGGCGGGGTTCCTCATGTATGCCTTGATGGTCTCGAGGGTGGAGGCCGCCTCTGTCCATGTCTCGCGCACGAGCGCGATGCGTTCGGACGGGTGGAAAAGCAGATAGTAGACGATGCCCACCTCGGTGATGGCGGTCGTCTTGTATGCGCCACGATGGGCCATGAGCGAGAAATGCTTTCCGCCCGGGGAGTCCCAGACCATCTTACACCAGTCGGAGTGCAGCGGAGTGAGCTTCGTCTTTCCTACCATGTGGCCCAAGAGGTGCGGGTAGTCCCGCACTTTCTCGACCAAATCTGGCGTCCACGAAAAAGCCATAACAGCAACCCCCGCCCTTTACCCTAGACCTGAAAAAACGGTAATGGAAGGCTCGGCGTGCGTTTCGCTCTCGCCTTCGGTCTTTGCAGCACCGTCTGCACCGTTCGCGGCATCGGCTGGAGCGACCGATTCGGGCTGCTTCGGTTCCACCTTTCGGCCCTGCGCGAACAACGTAGAAAGCATTAGTTCGGTGTCCGGCGTCATGGTCGATGTAGGCGTTTCCTCTTCGGTGAACTTCATGCCGGCAAATTCCGCAATTTTCAAAAGCTGGTCGGCGTTTCCTTCCTTGATGGCCCGTAACAAAGCACGATAAAACACCACCTTGTCGATGGTGTCCTTGCGCTGGATAGGTACGTTCAGCTCCTTAAGCGAATCGTAGAGGGCCTTCGGCACTGCGATTTCGGCGGTAACCACTTCCCGGATGTCGTCGAGAAGAAGCTTCTTGCGGTCCTTATTCTCCATCCTTTTTTTCAGCCCGAGCGCCTGCAATTTTCGCGCACGTTCCGAGCTGTGGATAGGCTTAAGGTTTGCAATTTCTTTAGCGCTTGGTCTTGTCTTACGAGGCATGACCGCCGATCCTTGTTAAGCCTTGAACGCCTCTAGGTATAGATTTTGTTACATTTTCCATACAATTTTTCATCCTGTGAGATAATTTTGTATTAAAAATATAACTTTTTTGTAAGAAAAAAGCCAACAAAAAGTTAGGGCGACGCCAAAGCCTCAAAAAGTAAGAAAAATGTAGTATTTTCGTATATTCCAAGACGCGCATAAAATACTAAATTGGAAAAGAGGTTTACAAATGATCAAGCGCATCGCAATTTCACTAAAAAAGGAATACTGGCACCAGATAATCGACGGTCAAAAGCCGGTCGAGTTTCGCAAATACGCACCGACGGAGAATCCAGAAGAACCGTTCATCGCGATAGTTTACGAAAGCTGGCAGATTTTACCCGTAAAGAAAGCCGCCTAGAAAGAGAAAAGCGCCCGGAACGAGACCCGCCCACCGAGGGCGGGCTTTTTCGTAAGCAAAAAATATCATTTTTCTTCAATTTTTGGCTTGACAAAGTTAAATAAATTATGTATATTATGTACGTAAAGAAACCAAAAACGAGGTAAAGCAAAATGAAAAATTCCATGCAGAAAACAAAGAAATTCGCCGAAGTCTTCACAAAGGCTTTCAACGAAGCGCTCAAGACCAAAGCCGGTCAGGAACTCACGAAGAACATGGCAATGTTCGCCTTCTGTAACGGAATGACGAGCAAGAAGGCTATAAAGAAGCTCAAAGACGATGTTCTTAGCAGTGCCTTCTATTGCCTCCTGAAAGAAGAAAAGGGCGTGCGCGACATTTTCGCAAAGTGCGTCTATGAAGATTTGAGGGCCGAGGCCTAACAACAGGAAAACGGAAAAAAGAGGTAAAAAAAAATGACACAGAAACTTATCACCGCCGCAATCACCAACGCATCGAAGAAATTTGGCCTTTATTCCCAGGATGGCAAGCGGGGCCAATCCGTGGTTCTCGCCCGATTCTTCACCCCTGCATCAAATATGACCTGGTACATGACCGAATTTGATCCGGCAACGGGTGACGGCTTCGGCGTGGTCGTCGGTAGCGCGACCGAATGGGGCTATTTCAACGTGAACGAAATGCAGAACGCAAAGATGCAGTCCGGCTTTTTCAGGGGTATGCAGGCGATCGAGCGAGACATCCACGTTACGCCCAAGAAGCAGACCCTCATCGAGTGCATGAAGTCTTACGGTGACGAAATCCCGAGCTGGCTTTTGCCCAAGGAAGAAGAAAAGGCCGCGTAATCCACAAAATCGACAACATATCAACAGCCCCTGCAACGGGGCCTTATTTTTAAAGAACCCAGATTTATGCACATATTCGCATAAACGCCATGTTTTCTTTTGCACAGAAACGCGCTTTTAAGGCGTTTTTCGTTTCGGTCGTGTATTTGCTTGACTGAACGCAAAAACGCATTTATGGCGCACTCCACGCAAAACGGCGACTATTCCAACCTGGAACACCCGGAATAAAAAACGAAATCTTGGGAAAAACACCTTTTTCGTGGGGCCACGAAAAAGGTAAATAGATTTTGACAGTCAAAAGACAGTCTATTGACGGTCAAAAGACGATCTTCGATAGTCCTTTCCCCTATACACACCCTAAAGATGAAAAAGAAAAATATGTAATGAAATGAGATGTAATGAAATGAAATGAAATGAGATGTAATGAAATGAAATGGTTTAACGCCCTACCAACCCCCTTTTAAGGCCCTACCAACCACCTTTAGAAAAATCGTTTTAATAAAAATCAAAAATTTACATAAAATTTTAAAAGACTATTGCAAAAATGATTTTTTATTTATAAATTATCTACAAAAAGGCGAAAGGGTCGAATTTTAAATACAAGGAGCTAAAATGGCTGAAATCAAGAGTGAAACCCGAACCGTACTCATGGACGCGAAGGCCGTCCAGCGAGTAGAGGAATATATCGAAAAGACGCGCAGCGAGAAGGGCATACGCCTTACTATCGGAAACGTGCTCGCGATGGCCTTGGACAAGATGCTCAACGATGAAGGTGTGTAATGGCGGTTTCTTCTATCCATGTCGAACTGGATAAGTTTTTCCACGAGACAAGGGGACTAAACAAGGACAACTGCTGGGAATGGTTCGAATCGTTCCGAAACACCCTGCTATACAAGGGTTACGAGGAAAACCCGCACCCCTACGCCTTGGCCCTGCTTGACGAAACTGAATGTTACTCGGCATATTGCGCCGTCTGTAACATCGAAGGGCGCGTCATTGCCGAACTCGAACGCAAGAAGGAAGCCTTTGACTTTGACAAGGTTTACAAGATTTGCATGGAGAAAAAAGGCAGTGATTACGCGCAGTTGAAGGAAAAGGAGTCCCGCTATCTTGAACTACACCCGGAAGCGAACAGGTGGCGCAACAACAACAGAACGCCGTCCACGAAGTCCAAGGCGAAAAAGGCCACCGAAAAGCACGATGCCGAACAGACGCGGAACGATCCAGAACCGCCGAAACCGCAAGTAACCGAAATGAAGAAAACGCCCGACCAGCTTGTATGGGGACAGTTCGAAAATGTCTTATTGACGCAGAAGCAACACGACGACTTTTGCGTCCATGTCGGCAACGTGAACGAGGCAAACAAAATTATTGATTCCTTGTCTTGCAAGCTGGAGGACGGCTCCTTCAACTCATCGAACCACTATGCCACGCTCATGCACTGGTCGAACTACCGCAAGGAGAAGGCGGCAGAGGCCGTTGAAACCGCAAAGGCCAGGGCGGCGGCAAACGCGGAGGCTTTCGGCAACGTAGACCGCCGCACACCGTACCAGAAGAACCAGGACGAGCTGCACCAGCTCTACGTCCTGACTTCCGAGAAACTTAAGGAGCTGAAATGAGCAACGAAGAAATCGCGAACGCCGTGGTCAACGAGCTCACCCTCGCGTACATGCAGGCCGGTTCGAAAATCTCTACGGCAAACGCCATCGACGTGGCGAAGTCCCTATGCGAATCTCTTGACTTCAAGGACGCCGTCGAGGTCAAGGCGGCTTTCCGACGAGCCAAGATGGTGCAAGACATCCCCACCCAGCGCACACTAGCCGAGGCGCTCGCAAACCACCGAGCAGAGACATACTCGCGGGCGCCGTCGATCCCGCTCATCGAGAACAGGGACCCCCGCGCCGCATGGCTCCCGACCGACATGAAGCTCCGCAAGAACAACATGATGACCGCCATCAGGAACCTCTCCGCAGCGATTTCCGACGTCGAGTATTTTGAATACTGCAAGGTACACATCACGCGCAAGGAGAAGCGAGGCGACAAGGAAGTGTCGGTGTACGTCAACGAAGCCGCCGCTCTCGCGTTCGACAGGCCGAAGAAGGCCATGCTCGAATACCTCTACAATAAATACTGGCGTTTGCTCCCGATTGCCCAGGGCTACCCGAAAGACGCGCCGCTCAACCACGGACTTATACCGCCGAGCGTGCCTAATTTCAAGGTCATGCTTGCCCGCGAGGAACGGCTGAAAAACAAGCAATAAAAAACAATCAACAAAAGAGGTAAAACAAAATGATTTACGAAGACTACGATTTTAGGGAGGTAGATGAATGAAGTGCGACGAACTTGAAAAATTTGACGCTGCATCTAACGCCGATTTGTCGGCAGGATACGACCACCGATACGCATATGATGCGGACGAAGTTGACGCAGCCATCGCGGAACTCAAGGCCGAGAACGAAAGGCTGAAAAAATGCGAAATATGGATGAAGCAGCATTTTTATTGCGAAGAAGTAATTGCTTGCGAATCCGCAAAAAACCGCAGGCTAAAACGAGCCTTGTGGCTTGCGAGAGCCAGTGAAGCCTCCAAAGAAGTGAACTATTGGACTACCCAAGATGAAAGCAGTTATGCGATAGTTGACTTTAATGTTCGGCACGAAACGATTGTGTCCCACAAATCACCACACCACAGGCCGTATAAGTGGATTTTGATTTGGGAAAATGTCGAACGCAAGTGTCTCAAGAAGGCGAAGGAGTACAAATGACACAGGAAGAACTTGACAAAATCGTAGAACAGCACCAGCACTGGATCAAAGAGGACTGCGAAGGCTGGGAAGATATGAGGGCCAACTTGAGCGAGGCCAACTTGAGCGGGGCCAACTTGTACGGGGCCAACTTGAGCGGGGCCGACTTGAGCAGGGCCAACTTGAGCGGGGCCGACTTGAGCAGGGCCGACTTGAGCAGGGCCAACTTGAGCGGGGCCGACTTGAGCGGGGCCGACCTGTACAGGGCCAACTTGAGCGGGGCCAACTTGAGCGGGGCCGACTTGAGCAG